GTGAGGTTCAATTAATTTAAGTATTAACAAATACGATAAATTTTTTAATGCTTTTTCTCCAGTAATACCTTCATTATCTCTCAATACATTTAAACATGACTTGAATACACTAGTAAGATGAGACTTAGTATCATTACTAGTTTCTTTAGCCTTAGCAATTTGCTCCATTTCTTCTAAACTGATACATGGAGCCTTTTTGATTTTATGTCTTGTGTAATCGCACTTTTGAGTAAACACCTTTTTGCATAATTCGCAGCTATAACTTTTAGGATTTGCCATTTATATATATTATATATTAAAAAAAGTAATTTTAACTTTAAATCAATTTTTTTAATATTATTATAATTTTTGAAAAAAAAAGCATTTTTTACTTTCGCCCAACCTACAAAATAATACTAGGAGACTTTTTCTTATATTTAATTTCAATTAACTCTCGTAAATCTCTCAAATTATAATAGTCAACCCAAAATCCATACGGTGGAAACAGTGGATCCTTTGCACATAATTCACTACAAACAATTGCTAAATCTAAATTCTTAAAATAAGCGAACTTAATTTCTGGATATAAATCCAAATATTCATCTACCTTACTTTTACAAGTTTTCAAGTCATAATAAACTCGCTCTATGCTTAAATAATCAATCCAATTTGTAAATACTCCTTTATAAGCTGTTTCAGGGTCATCTGGTAACTTATTCAGTCTCAATGTTAAAGCATAATAGTCTTCCTTAGTCTTAACATTATGTTCAGCAATAATTTTCTTTGCTTTTTCGTAACTTGTTCCTAAAGCACAACGCTTTACTGTTTTAAGTCTTAATTCTTGTTCCAATAAATCACTATTAACATCTGGCTTAGGATTTGGCTTAGGTCTAGGCTTATAAGGACCTGATTTAGGTGGAATATCAACCCTAAATACCTTAATCTTATAACTAATAGTTTCGTCTTCGAGACCCATTTGATAAATGACTTCTCTCACCTTTTTCCAATCTGAGTTATTGCTATTATCCAACCAATTGCTATTATTTATAATAGGCAAAATGATTTTAGTTAGCTTGTCAGGTTGTTTAGCATTCTTTCGACTAGCTCTTAGCGCTGATTGCACTATGCGAATATTAGAGGTCATATTTTCTGCAAAAACTACACCATCCAATAAAGGAAAATCCCAGCCTTCGCCTAAACAATATACGCAAGTAATAATGCCACAGTGCGCCTTTTCAAACGCTGCAAGTATATTTTTTTGCGTTTCCTTATTCATAGAGCTATCATAATTAGAACAATATAAATCATCTAGAGTAAAATACTTCTCGCTTAACAGCTTTTCAATATAGCTATTTACTTTTAGCGCGTGTTCTTTATTATTAACATAAATCAATAAATGGTGCGAATGCCCGTCAGCAATACTTTTTAAGCCAGCATAAGCACTTAAAAGAAGACGTTTGTCATTTTCGTCATCGTTACTAGTATTGATACCTTGATTAGTAATTAATAAAGCTAATTCATCTAATTGAGCTTCATCAGTATAAAGGGTTTGGATTATGTAATCACAAACAATGTTATTTTCAATTGCCCACAATAATGGCCGCTTGCAAATGATTTTTCCAAAATAAGCTTCATTACTATTTGAAATTAATAAATCATCATCACAAGAGCAGTCTTTATTTTCTAAAATTTTTAGCGTAGCGGTTAATGATAACTGCTTAACACAATCAATTTCTAATATTTTCACGTAGGTCTTATGTTCTTCTTTAATAATATGATGACTTGTTAAATGATGAACTTCGTCCAATATTTTCATATCAAATGTAAAGTTTGCCGATAGGCTAGCACTGCAAACTTTATGAGAGCTTGCATAAGTAGTAATTACAATACACTTACCCTTATTTTTATTTAAGAAGAGACTAATATCTTCGATGCTAACACTGCTCTTAACAATTAAGCACGGACTACCAGGAAATAGTTGTGCAATAACCTTTTCCCATTGAATCAATAATAATATATTAGGAACACCAATAAGAATAGTATGCGCAGCTAGGTCTTGACTAATCCATAGTGAAATAAGTGTTTTTCCAATTCCACATATTAATACAAGAAGACCTTTATTATGTTCTTGAAAATGTGAAAGCGAGAGATTAATTACCTCAGTTTGATCAGTTCTTCTAGTATATGGCCTAGGATTAATAATTGTTTCTTTTAATTGTTTTGCTATTAAATTTGCCAAACGCTTTTTGCGTTGATTTATATATTCTTTACGTTTAATGTTATCGATTTCCTCACACGACAACTGTCTAGCTTCAATATTACGTTTTTTTAATTGTGCTATAATTAGTGGAATAATTGATTTTTTATAAAATTCTGTTCCACCATCAATATATACATTGAAATTCTTAAAATCGTAGCGTAACCATAATTCAGCACGAAGCAATTTTTCAAGTGGAACTTCAAAGACGTGTGAAAACTCACCGCGCCTTATTTCACCTGTTATATAAGTTGTTTCTCTATTTGAAATATTTTGCGTTATACCCAATTTACAAGCACCATATATATCATATGCTTCGTGTGCTCTAATATAAAGTTGTCCCACTTTTGCCATAATTAAGTCTGCTAATTATATTTTATACTTTATTTTAAATCATAAAATAAAATTAACTATATCAATTTTTTTCAAGAAAAATAAACAAAACTACCAATTTTTATATGTTCTATTTTTGCGTTTTCTAGGTTTTCTTTTGTTAAAGCTAGATTTTCTTTTGTTAGCGCGACCTCGTGCGTAACCCAATGCGCTAATTGCGTCAAAACTTGCTCCTTCAGGTATTTTTTCATTAAAATCATACATCCATGTACGTATTAATGACCCGTGCTTTTTATTTTCTTCTTTCAAAGTCGGCACTAAATCGTTCCACCATATTTCGTTAGCTAATGCAGTATTATAAGCTTGTAAAGCATAATTATATGTAGAACGCGCCTCTGCTTCTGTGCGAGTATAATGACTAAGCATAGATTGTCTACTTGCAAATATGTTAAATGCGCGACCAGTAGCTTCAATTATGCTATTATGTTCAATTATACTATTATCGGCATCTCTATCAAAATTAGCTCTTGACTGTGCTAATAGCATAATATCATCATCCATAATGTCTTTAGCTTCATTCATCATTAATTGTGCGCTAGTTACTGTGGCTGTTAGCGCATGTGTTACTGCGTTAAATTCGCGATCCTCAATTAACGCTTTGCTTTTCCATTTAGCACTCAATTTATGCAATAAAGTTAAATAATTAGAATGAGCACTATTATAAGCTTTCTCTGTAGTCAATATATAAGCCATATATAATAATACAAAATATAATAATATTTTTCATAAATAATTCTAATACTATAAAAATAATATTTTTATAATTTATAATAATGCGTCAAACATATAAGAAACATAGAAGAAAAGCAGGAAGTAGAATTGCAACTGTTCGCAGACTAGCGGAGTCTATGTCACTACAAATAAACCCTAATTTTGATTTAGATCCTTTTGTTTTAGAACCAGAAGCATCAACAGTAATAAAACGAAGCATTAAAAAACATATGAATAAAAAGGCTTATACTCACGCAACAGTAAGATTTTATACTAATTTAGTATTATTTAAAAATGTATTAACAGCATTTAATGCTAATGACAATTCAAAGGCGTTAGCAAAAAGCAGGTTATTAAACAGCATTCCAGTGGCGCGAACTCTTGAAGCATTTTTAGAAGTGCGCAATGTTGTTCCAAGTATAACAAGGTTGCGCGAAACATTAAGTGACCCAGATTTTACCTTTCCAGAGCGTAACACACAACCTTATTTTGAATTAAAAGAACTTATTGATAATATAATTAGATTAATAAGAGATCCATTACAAGGACGTATAGAAATCCCATTAATAATACAGCGCCAAGAAAGAGTGTTAGGAGGCCCATCAAATCTTGGACAAGGGCGAAGACTTAGGTCTAGACGCAATAGAAGAAAGTAGAAGTTAAAATATATAAAAAAAGGATATAAAACTATAAATAGACTATTATTTTAGCATAATATACTAATTTTAATATATTAATATATTATATATGGCATCTTCTTCTTCGTCAAATTCAGATTTATTAACAAAAGAAGAATTGGAAGCAATTGATTATCGTCATTTACTTGTAATGGACAAGAACTATTCATTTAAGATAAGTAAAAAAACTAAAAGCACAAAGAAGGACAAAGAGTCAATAATTAGAAGATTATTAAAACACGAAGTTAAAAGAAGCAAATTTGGGCCAGAATTGGGCTCATATTTGCGTTATGAATTAGAGCATCCAATAGCAAAGGCATTACCTTCAGGGACTTTTTTACCGCCTTATTTAGTAGGAGAAATATATACTATGAAAGAAGAGCTAGAAGACAGAGATTATGAAATGGCCTTTATTAAAGCTATATTTGAGCCGACTGCAAGACCGCAAAACTTTGGTGCGTTTTTCAATTTTACTATTGAAGGTCAAATCGTTCGTCTATATATGGAAGGCGACACTGCGCGATTTAACGCACACGTCGAAAATTTATATAGTCCAAACTATTTCATTAAAGATTATAAATATTTAGTGCAGCGTTTTGGGTTAAATGCCAAGAAATTGCAAGAAAAGGGAGCATATAGAGACACAATCGGTCATAGGTCGGGATTATACGGACCCCAACCACCATTTACAACTACAATTCCTACTAGGGCAATATACGATAGCTATGCAAATTTTAAACGCTTACATATTGAGAAATTTTTTTATGAGCATATATTGGCCGCTTATTCAATGATTATTGTCATTGGTGATGTAATAGCAACTATATTTAATTATCAAAATAGTCATTATGTTCCTAAGTATCCGCAAGCTAGTGCAAACACGGCATTAGAAACACGTTATTTGCCGAGGCCTGTAAATAAACCAGTAAATATATTAAAAGTTTATATTAGCGCATTAAATAAGCTATTGTTAAAATTGCGCGGTTATAAAATATTATTAAGTACTAATGTAATAAATGGCATAAATAATAGATTGGACACTTTAAATGAGTATTTAGTTGAGCCCGATGCTAGCATTGCGAACCAAGCAAACGCCAAATTTAGCATTAGAATTTTAGATAATGGCCCCATGCTTCCCAAAAAGCAACGGTCATTTACTCCGCGCAGAAAGTCAAAGTCAAAGTCTATAACACGTCGCCAAAAATCGTTTTAATAGCTTTGCAGTATTTCTTTAAGTCTTATTTTTATATTATATATTGCGAATATATTATATAACGCAACTATTTATTTTATATAATATATATATAATATAAAATAAATTAATATGTCTAACAAGCTAATACAGGTTCCATTTACACCAGTAGCTAGTTATAGTTATCCATTTCAAAAGTCAATACCAAGAGGTTATCAATATCATTATCCATTAATAAAATTACTCGGTGACAGAGAAACCGCCCTAGTTGATACTATTTATAGTATAAAAAATGAGGCCGAACTTAAAGAATACCCATATAAATTTTTAAAAACAGTATTAGCCAATTTTTTGGCTAATAGCAAAAAAAAAAGAGGAAGTGACACTGATCAAAGCAGTCCTATTTTATTAAATATGGATGATGCTGAATTACAGAAATTATTTACAACAGACACATTTTTCATAATTGATTATGACCACTTAATTAAGAGATTTAAATTAACAGGAGAGAAATTAACAAGTAAAACAAAACATAGTGGAACTTATAGAAAGAAAGATAGATCGCGATTAGCTGATATAAGTAGCAAAAGAAAATCATATAAATCGTATAACGCATATATTTCTAATAAATTCACACATATTATTGGTGACCATCTTTTGCCCAGTTATGATTCATATTTAGTAATAACAGAGATGATAAGAATAATAATTAATTATTTGCGAACTCTTCGTGGTCGTCAAAGATTTCGAGGTTCTGTTCAACTTCAACCTCAATATTATACTGATATTAATATTCCTGCTAATGCTATTGATATAGATGGACGCAAACTTCCGTTTCGTGAAGTATGGCATAACACAATATTAGGATACACAAAATATCAACATATATTATATGACGAAAAATTAAGTAAAAAAAAGTTGCCTTGGGAGACGCTATCACCACTTAGAACAAATATAGGTCCTTTTGACGTTCTTCTTTATTATATTTTAGAGTTAAATAAACAGCTTGAATTTTTGTCCATATATAGAATAAGTATTAACAGAGCACTATTAGATGCTATTAATAAAGATTTATCATTAATAGAACATAAAATGATAGAATTATATGAACTATATGAACCAGGTATGCAATTACAATATACTACTGACGATGTACACAGACCACTCTTTAAAATTGAAATACCACCTTTAACAAGTCCTCAATCAGCAAGATTAGCAGTAAGACCTAATTCTAGTCGACGACGTGCAAAATCAATATAGTTTTTTAGTATTATTATTATTATATTATATATTGCGAATATAAAATATAATAAAGCTAAATCATTTAACCGCTACACATTAAGCACTCTTTTTTATCATCTTCGTCTTCTTCTTTATCGCCTTTATCGGCCTTATTCTTAGGCTCAATAGTAAATTGTTGCGCTTGGTGCTTCGCTTTTCTGCGCAAATAATATATTCCAGTTTTTAATCCAGCCTTCCAAGAATAAAAATGCATACTTGTAAGAATTTTGGAGTCAGGGTCTTCAATCCATAAGTTTAAGCTTTGCGATTGGCAAATATAAGCACCTCTATCGCGAGACATATTAATAATTTCTTTCATAGGTAATTCCCATACTGTTTTATATTTTTCCTTTAAATGAGGCACCAAATTTTGAATATGACTAACACTGCCTTTATTAGCAATAATACTATTTTTAAGGTCTTCGTTCCATAGTCCTAATTTCAACAAATCTTCCACTAAATATTTATTTACAAGCACAAAATCACCCGCCAAAGTTTTCCTGCTATAAATATTGCTCGTAATAGGTTCAAAGCACTCATTATTCCCTAAGATTTGGCTTGTGCTAGCAGTAGGCATAGGAGCAACAAGCAAGCTATTACGAATTCCATAAGTCATAATATTTTCTTTTAGCGCAGCCCAATCATAGCGACCAGAACTAGGAGTAACATTCCATAAATCAAATTGTAGTTCTCCGTAACTCGCCGGAGATCCTTTGAATGAACTATATGCACCAAGAAACTCGCTATCAAGGTTGTCAATTTCTGCTTTAATGGGATTAACGCTAGCAAGTGCCTGTTCAATTAATTTGTCATTTTCTATAGCAATATGAATTGAGGCGTCAGTAACATTATAAATATTGTATTCACGGCATTCGTCGTCATCCGAAGTAAAGGTCCAATTATTAAAATAATATTGCTGTTTTAGAAATTTCATAGCTTCAAGTCGTTGCTTAGATAATAGCATACTCTTTTCGAGTGCAGCATAATAGATTGTTTCGAATATTTTAATATTAATTTCTTTTGCTTCATCTGAAATAAAAGCCAAGTCCATTTTAAAGAACACGTCTGCTAATCCTTGAACACCGATTCCAATTGGTCGATGTTTAAAATTAGACCGTTTTGTTTTTGGTGTAGGATAATAATTAATATCAATAACATTGTTTAAATTGGCGACTACAATTTGCACAACCTGATACAACTTTTCATAATCAAAAGTCTTAGTTTCGCTAATATACATAGGTAACCCTAAAGAAGCTAAATTGCATACTGCGGTTTCTTTTGAGTCGCTATATTCAATAATTTCGGTACATAAATTCGAACTCTTAATTGTGCCTAAATTTTTCTGATTAGATTTAGCGTTTGCTGCGTCTTTGTATAATATATAGGGCGTTCCTGTTTCCATTTGCGAATCTAAAATTTTAATCCATAAATCGCGCGCATTAATTTGCTTGTTAAACTTGCCTTCATTTTCATATTTTGAATATAATTCTCTATAGGCTTCGCTATGGCAATCACTTAGTCCGGGGCATTTATCGGGACAAAATAAACTCCATACTTTATTGCCCATAACTCGCTCCATAAAAAGGTCGCTAATCCATAGCGCATAAAATAAGTCTCGGCATTTGCTTTCTTCGTCTCCGTGATTTTTCTTTAAGTCTAAGAAATCCTCAATATCCGGATGATGTGGCTCAATATAAATAGCAAAACTTCCGTTTCTTTTTCCACCCTGGTCAACATAGCGCGCTGTTTTATTAAACACACCTAACATAGGTATTAGGCCATTTGATGTTCCATTTGTTCCTCTAATATAGGCACCAGACGACCTAATATTATGAACGTGTAGTCCAATACCGCCCGACCATTTAGAGATTTGCGCACATTCTTTAAGAGTGTTAAAAATGCCCTCAATAGAGTCGTCTTCCATAGACAGCAAATAACACGAGCTTAATTGTGGTCGAGGTGTTCCCGCATTAAATAAAGTAGGAGTGGCATGAATAAAATATTTTTGCGACATATAGTCATATGTTTCTTTCACTTTATCCATATTTGACCCGTGAATAGTAAGTGCAACACGCATAAGCATATGCTGAGGGCGTTCAACAATAATTTTATTGCAACGCATTAAATACGCACGCTCTAATGTTTTAAAACCGAAAAAGTCAAAAGCATAGTCGCGCTCATAATCTATGAACGAATTAATAATTGCTTTATTGGCTTCTACAATATTCATAATATCATCATGAATTAATCTAAAGCTATTATTATTACTATCTCTGTAATCATACAACTTTTTAATAGTTTCATAATAGCAAGCACTCGTGTTTTTATGTAAGTTTGAAACAACAATGGCACTTGCTAATTTGGTATAGTCTGGATGCACTGAAGACATTGAGGCACATTGTTCGGCAGTTAATTCGTCGATTTTAGTGGTTTGAATGTTATCATATAACTGGTCAATTACTTTAATGGCTAATTGAGCAAAAATAATATGCTGTAAATTAAAATGCTTACCTAATGATTTGATGCGTTTCAAAATTTTATCAAATGAAATCACTTCTTTTTTTCCATTACGCTTGATAACGTGCATTTCTAAATCATTTGACTTAGTATTTCTCATAGTACTAATAATATTAGATTAAGTTATATATTTATTATTAATTTAATTTTAAATGCTAATAATAAATATTTTATAAAATATAAAATAAAAAAATATATAAAAAACAAAAAATAATAACTAATAAAACTAATAAAACTAATAACTAATAAAACTTAGCATTTAATTAAACATCCAGATTTATAAAAATCGCCTTTTTCTTTATAGTCTTCGTTATTAGATTTTCGCTTATTACTTATTCTATTTACATATGAACCATCATTTTTTTCGCTTACTAGAGCATTCCAAAATGTTTCAATATAGGGCTGAATATGCTTAAACCATAACTTATTTCTTAATACTAAAACGCAACTAATAGTTTCTAATTTCCAATATATATTTCTAACATAATTATAATTTATATTTTTAGCAAGCATAAGTTGTGTCCACTCACTATAGGCTTCGCTTTCTACATTATGTAAATCAAACGGAGCATATTCATAATGCACATCTTCATTATTTATTGAAAACTGCATAATAAACCCGCAATGCTTATTTGAGGATACATTATCTATATAATCTTCCTTATATTCTTCAAGATCACTATATTCAAGAAATTTCGTTTCTAAAAAGTCGCATTCATTTAAATCGCAAACCTCCATTTGCATTTGCATTTGTATCCAATATTCCATTTTAGGTGTTCCATTAATCTCTCGTGACACAACATTTTTAATTTCCAACATTCTACCATAAATAGCACTATTTTCATCACAAACAATTCCATCAGGTGAGGCAGCAATATAACTATATTGAGAATGCGGAATACATCCAAATTCTGACACTTTTGTATTGTTTATGTGTTCGTAATATAATACTGATACAGGCTCATATTTTTGCCCCCAATGCATAGGCGAATTGAGATTATTATTTTTATACTTACTGGCATCGCTGGGCTGACATTTCTCAATTATTAATTGGGATTGAGCACTTTCGGTAGTAAATATTTTATATATATTAGAAGCTGTTAATGTTGAATTTCTGAAAACATACCATTCTGGAGTTCTTTGCTCTGGTTGAGGAATATTTTGTAACTTGAAAATAGTAGCTTTAATTTTTTTATGATTAACACTTACATTTCTAATATACGACTTTTTATATGACCTCTTAGGAATATAAAATTTGAAAACCATATTCTTACATAATTCAATAGTTAAATGTAATAATAATGGCGAAGCGTCTTTATGTATATTAAATATATTAGCTAATAAGTCGGTTTCTATAAGATGAGGATAAAATACTTCATTTGTATCTTCATATATTTCATCATATAAATCATAATACATAGTTTGTAATAGATTTGTGTTAACATATTCCAACATAAATTCAATAATATTTAATATTAGTTCTTGATAACATTCCATAATGTGGCTATTGCTTAAACATAATAAATCGTGGATTTTATATTTATTAAGCAAGTAACATATATAGGCGTTATAATATTTATTCATAATATAGTATAGACTACTATAATATACTATAATATAGTTTATATATTGTTTATAATAAACAATTAAGCTAGTCAATTTTAAAATATAAGAAAAGTATATAAAGCTATAAGTTTGTATATAAGTTTAGTCATAAATTTTGATGGTTTTTGCTTTCGATTTGGTTTCTAACGGTAAGCATTTTACAGTAGAAACATGCTTATCATCTTTTTTGAGAATAAAAACTCTTTCAATACTATCAAAATGTAAATTAGGTATTTCGCTAATTAGTCCGGTTTCTTTATCATAAATAACGTCTTTAACTTTACTTAAGGCTTTTCTTTCTAAGCATTTTAATAAATATTTGTGGCATTTGCTGGTTTCGTCATCGCTTAATTTATACTTTTTCTGTAAATTATCTATATGTGTGATTAATTTTTTAATTTTTTGGGTTTTATCTAATTTGCTCCAATTTTCTTTCTTATTTGCGCACGATTCGTTTTCTAAAAAATTTGATAATATATTATTATTGGTATTATTTATTTCTGGAACTATTTCTTGACCATTAAGGAGCATTGTTTTATATGCAATATTTTTCAATTCTTTACAATAGTCGTCTTTATTTTTGGTTTCTTTAGTTTCTTTACTTTCTTTACTATTATTTGCTTTAGTTTGCATTATATTAGAAATAGACGTTTCATCATTAGTGCTGGAATTAGTAACTTCAATAACATTTTTTTTACGCATAGGCGGCATCTCTAGCTTGTCTTAGTTATATATAATGTTTCAATTTTATATATAAATCATATATTAATATAATATAAAACAATATTAATATAATATAAGTTTAATAAGCAATGAATAAAGTAATTCATTTTAGAACGCAAACCTTGAATAGCTCGCAAACCTTGAATAGCTTGCAAACCTTGAATAGCTTGCAAACCTTAAATAGCTCGCAAACCTTGAATAGCTCGCATAAAAATGCGTGCGCTAATATAAGCGAATGCACTGTTGAAGATGCTACAAAAAAAATAAATAATGAAAAAATGAAAAATGAGAAAAAATCATATATAGATTTATTAGGCAAAGTGAATAGCAATGTAGAAGTTCCAAATGCTATTATTACTATTTATGATAATTATGATAGTCAATTAATATTAATACAAAAACTATATAAAGGCGCCTCATTTTATGAGGAAAAATACTTTAATCAAGCATTAAAAAATAAATTGGACTGCTATAAACAACAAGATATAAAAAAAAAATATGATGACTATAATAATTTTATAACCCTAGAAAATATTATAGAAAAATTGGTGACTAGCTCTATGTTGTGCTTTTATTGTAACGTTAAAACACTAATATTATTTAAAAATTCGAGAGAATCTTGTCAATGGACTCTCGATAGAATAAATAATTATGATGAACATAGTAATAGCAACACAATTATATGTTGTTTAAAATGTAATCTGCAAAGACGACGAAAAAATAGCGCAAAATTTAAATTTTCAAAGCAATTAGAACATAATTTAATAACATTAAAAAAATTGGACTAACTAATTTTGAAAACAAATAAAATTGACTTATAAATCAAAATACTTAACTTTAACTATTAAAGATTAATATGGCTACTAGAGCAATGATTAAAAAACAATCAGAAGTTAATAAGATATTTGAAGTATTAAAGACTTGCGCTATTTCAAGTAATGATTATGTTTCTTCTAAAGAGCCATTTTTCAAGAATGACAGCACTGGACAACCATTTCAGCAATTTAATATGTTATTTAACAACGCAGTAATTCCGGAAGGTTTAAATAGAAATATTAAAGTTATATATCAAATTTTGGGACATCAAAAAAAGGAAATTTATTATGGACAATGGACCATAATGAGCCTTGACGAAGCATTAGAGCGTTATAAAGAATTAGTAAGACAAGGGCAAACAAATGTGTTTGATATTGGGTATAAATATGGCGGAATGGGATATATTGATGTATTAAGTTGTGATTTGACAAGTCATTTACTATTTTATAGAGTTGATGGTGGGTCTAATGATTATGATAGATTATATAATTTAAACCAACTAATTAACGAAGGATCGCAACCTTATGATAAATTTTATTTTAGTACTTGGTTTTATAATGTTTAGTAACGAACTTATGAGTGTATCTTCTTGGCTTTCGTGATTGTAGCTTGCGTGATTTTTTTTTATTATTGAAACCTAAACTATGACTACGATTACGAAAACCTCCATATAGTATTGGTGGAGGTGGAATATATAGTTGAATATAGTATAATAAACTGTTAAATAAAGGTCCGGCAGTTTCTGTAGTGAAAGGTACAATAACAAAAATTTTGTCACCCGCACCCCTGTAAGGTTTGTCCAGTGTATCGTAAGAATATTCAACACAACATGTTCTAGGCGCAATACCACGATAGCTGTATATATACCTTTCGCGTTCAGAACGTGTAATAACTATTTCACGTAGTAAGTCATAAGAATCATTAAAGTCTCCTCCAATAACTGTTGCTAATCCGTTATAAGCACCGCCTAAATCACTAATAGCTGTTTCCATGTATTGGCTAATTACCGGTTTGAGACTTGTGTCTATAACTTCTGCATCATTAGGGCAATGTAAGTTAAGTAAGTTTGCGCCTGTAGTTGTTCTAACAAAAGAAAAGTTTCTGCCACTATGAAAACCGTCGCCGCTGTAATAGTTAACATGTAATCCAATATCATGCCCGTAAAAATCCGCAAATGCTCCTAATCCTGATTCTGGTGTATTCTTCCATATTGTTAATACTGTTGGGTATACTACTTCAAGATTAAACATTACCTTACGTACAGAAAAAGATACAAAACAATATTCTCCGGATCTAAATGTACCGGTCCTATAATATGAACCCATTGAACCAAGTGGACTTGTCGAACCAGGCGGTGCAGGCGGTTCATCAGGCAAAGGAGGTGGTACAGGCAAAGTAGGCGGATCAGGAAAACCGGGCGGTATAGGCGGAGCAGGAGGATAACAATTAGTAGTTACCGGAGGACCAATTACAAGTCCGGATGTTCCACCATTAAGAAGTTCCAATAATGCTTGGAAGCCTCCTAAAAATTTTCTAGTTACTGGATTAAAATTCTTTGGATCTGGATCAAAAAATCCAGGAGGTCCAACACGGGGCAAAATATTATCTCTATCATTCATTTCTTGAAAAAACATTATATCTGGTGCTTGTGTGTCAAAAAAATATTTTACTAAATCAGCTGCATTTTTCCAATATTCTCTTTTATCGGTGCCTTTTATTTGTTGAAGAAAGAATTTTTCACTTCCATATGGGTTTATAGGACCTAAATCACTTACAAAACTCATATTATAACAAAATCCCGTTAAGCGTATTCCTTGTAGGTCAAATTTCATAAAAATAGGCTTATGGTCAGATGTTACTGAATAAACAGGAGGCGCTCCTGGTTTTGATACAATTCCTTTTGTATATGACGCTGAATCTTCTGAATCACCTGGTTCACTTGGACTAGTTGGACTAGTTGGACCACTTGGACCACTTGGACCACTTGGACCACCTAGAAGACCCGTATAATCTATATCATCTGAATCACCTGAATCAAATGAAACAGGACTTAGTCCTTGAACTTGTGGTGGCACTGGCATTAATGGCTCTGGAAACGGTAGTCCTGGAGCTTGTCTAGGTTGTTGCTCTTTTAATGATGTTATTTCGCCTAATTTTCTCTTATTCATAGCAATTCTATGAGCAAGTATAGCAGAAATTCCATCTATTGAAGTGTTTCTTTTACTGGTCATAGATGATTTTTTTCTAGCAATACTAGAAGATCTCATTCTTGCAGAATTAGGCATGTTTCTAGATATAATAAACTTACTTCGTTCATTTAAATCATTAAGACTTCTACCGATTCTCTTAGCCATCTTATCGGACATATTGCGTGTTGCTAATTTATACATTCTATAAGTAGACATTCCTCTCTTACTAGACATTCCTCTTCTCTTAGAAGACATTCCTCTCTTACTAGACATTCCTCTTCTCATACTTGCCATTCTCTCTATGTGTTTCATTTCATCCATAGTAATATTAAATATCGAATCACTCATTATATTATATTATAATAATCTTATAATAATATTATATTATATAAATGGCTAAAACTAGAATAGTGAAAAGAGTTAGAGGGCTTTCAAGGAAAAAAATGAATTCAAAAAAGAGAGCTCGCGGTAAAGCAGACGAATTACCTTTTTTAATTAAAACTATGTTGAATAATGTTAGTTTAAGAAATAATGGCACACAATTTTATGAAAAAGGTATTGTAGAAAAAATAGCTGCACATTTGCCCAAAAGAGATGTAAAAGGAGCAATACATAGAGCAGATAAAGCCGAATATGAGCGCCGAGTGCTTGCTGCTATTCTATTAAATGAAAAAATATTGAAAACACAAGAAGCAGAAATAAAACGTTTAGAAATGTCGGGTATAGATGGCCCTGCTCAACGAACACGTAGTAAAGCAAAACCTGCTACAAATCCTGTGTTAGAAGAATTAAGATTAGAAGCATATCATACTGGATGGGTGCTTATGCAGTTACAATATATAGCGCAACGAATTAGAGAAGGCAAAAATACTGTTCCTGATGGCTATAGAGACTATGGTGAATTTCTTAGAGGAAACCCCGCGTGGGATATGGAGCGAATGGGATATGTTACACGATTTAGACCACCTGGTTACGAAATTATGATGAAACAAAGGGGGAAGTCTAAAGCCAAAGCCTAAATTAAAAATATTATTTTGTTTTTAAATACGTTTTTTATATAATATTTAGTAAATAATAATGTTATATTATATAAATGAGACAAACGCGAAGAAGACGCGGTGGAGTAAAAAACACTACATTAAAAGCACAAAAGAAAGAAGAAGCTCTAATTCTAAAAGAAATAAAGGCACTAAAAGTAGCACAAAAAAAGGAAGAGGCTCAAATTCTAAAAGATGTAAAGGCACAAAAAAAGGAAGAAAAAGCCAGAATTAAGGAAGAAAAAGCCCGCCTTAAGGCTTTAAAAAAGACAAAAAAAGCACAAAAAGCACAACCTAAAGTAGAGACATCTGCTGATATTGCAAAAGTTGAAAAGTTAGCACTGGAGCTATATAAAAAAAATTCTGCAATGAAAGCACAAGCAAAGGCAGATTTAATTCAAATGGCACGTAATACTGATAAAGAAAGCATAGACATAATGCTTGAAGATAATTTTTATTGGTTAATTAGGAAAGAGAAAGATCAATTATGGCTAGACAAAGCTCGAGCTAAGCTAAATAAATAAAGCGCTAAAGATTATAATGAATTTAAATAGTCATTCACTTTTTTTAATAGAGCATCAGATATATGCTTTGACAATTCTATAATATCTTTTTTATAAACAAATTGGGTTAGGTCATTAAATTTAATGTTATATATGTAATTATTATTGTTTATTCCTTTATATTGACCAATATTTAGCGCAATTTGAATTATTTTTTTTATTGTTGGTTTTTCATTTAATGGTATTCTTACTTGTTGTATAATAAAATGATTTTTTTCATCTATTAATTTAGTTTCATAACCATTTATGTTATATTCTGGTAAAAGCATTATTTTTCTTGTTTTTGTTTTTGATATTTTTCTCCATTTTTTTGCATTATAACTGTCAAGAGGTTCTAATATTTTTTTAATCGGTTGCCAAAAGCCTTGCCCATCAAAATTATGTGGATTTTTTTTTCTTAATTTATGAGATTTTTCTAATACATTAGCAAATAGTATTTCTAAATTATAGCTGTGTTTACTTTTTTTAGTTTTATTAGACATATATTTATATATATATGTGATCTTTATTTTTCTAAAAATAGGCTATAATTTTTCTCTAAATAGCATTTTATATTATATTTAATGTCATCGCTTAAATCATAATAGTTTTCATTAAATTTAAAACAAACTACTACTTTCTCTCTATTAACATCATATATTAGATTACACGCATTAGACTTAAGTACTTTAACAATTAAGCCCTTTATATAATTTTCGTTAGTGTTAGTGTTATCCATAGTAGACTAATTAAATAAAAAGTATTTATATAATCTTTTAACATCATATAAATACTAAATTATAAGCTTACTGCCACTAACGCCATGGCGGGCGTTTTTTTCTATTACTTTTTTTCGAGGAAAACGTGGTTGATATATTTGACGCAATTTTTTGCACCATATTATTTGTAATAGCTCTGATTGGTTCTTGATATTTTATTAACTTGGTTTTTGGTGACTTACTTTTTGTTGAGCTACTTGTTTTCTTATGGCATTTATTGTCTCTGCATTTTCTTGTTCCTACTTTACATCTTTTAATTAAATTTTTTCTTGTCCATAATGATTTTCTATAACATTTTTTATTTGCAGAACACCGATGTCTAGTTTTTTTGCATTTATTTTTCATTGTTATATATAATTACATTAGAAAAAATTTAAATCTAATATAAGAAATAATCTATATTTCTATATTTCTAAATATTATATAATTTAATAATTATTATATAATTTAATAATTATTATATATTTTAATAATTATTATATAATTTATTATTATTATATATTTTAATATAAATATTAAATGCTCAATACACTAAAATAGTTATGTCATTACATATAGATACGCAGAGCGATGTTTTATTAACTAAATTATTGAAATTTTATAGTGAAAATACGAATTTTGATAAAATGATAAATATTATAAATGGGTCATCTAGTATATCTCTAAGAATAGTGGACTGGTTTGTTACAAATTACTCAAAAAAGAATTATATTGTATATATGATTAATAAGGATAATAAAATGGAAAAGGTAAATGTATATAATGATTATAAGCTTAAATTAAAAGCATATAGCAAAAAGAAATTTGATCCATTTTGCAGGTGGGACAGAATTAATGTTCCATATAAAGAGGACAAGTTCATTCAAACAACATTAGGACAACTAAATTTTTTTAAATGGACTATAGAAAATCAAATACTAGAATATATTGAACAAAATTATAAAATTATTGAAACTGATATGAATTTAAGAAATTGCTGTTCAAAAGTAAAAAATTCTTCCATTAATTCTACAACATCTACCTCGTCGTGTGAAAGTAGCGACTCATATTCATCAACTTCGTCATATAATAATAAAACACGAAAAAAACGCGAAGAATTATCATCTAACGCATCAAGGTCTATAAATAAAGAATTTATAGCTACAACCGTAGAATTTAAATAAATAAATAATATAAAAATTCGTTACAATATAATAACTAAATTACAGTGTTATATATTAAATGGGTAATATTAGTAGTATAAATAAAGTAAATTATGCCTATGTGCAAAAATGTATTAGTAATGCTAATGAAAAAATATTGCTAATTAATACACTCGATTATGATAAGCAAGAATGTTTAATTAAAAACACTATTACTGCGTCTAACGAGGAAGAAATAATTAATAAATATTTAAAAGGCAATAAATCAATTAAGATTTTAATATATGGAGAGAATTGTAGTGATAATAAAGTAATTAGCAAATATAATCAATTATATAAATTAGGATTTATAAATTTATATGTTTATTTAGGAGGAATTTTTGAATGGTTGCTATTACAAGATATTTATGGAGATGATGAATTTCCGACAACTTCTAAAATAATTGATTTATTAAAATATGGAGGGCACACTAAAATAATAAAATGACTTATTTAGCAATTAATTAAATATATAAAATTTTAAAATATAATATATTTAATATATATAAAAATGGGAGTGCTTGATATGTTTAATAAGACAGGAGGTTCGAGTGATGTAGAAGGCTATACACCAGAAACAGGACTAGGTTCTGAACTAGGTCCAAGCGGTGGCAGAAGACGTCGCAAATCTTTAAGACGTAAAGGGGCGCGTAAAGGAACACATAAAAGAGCGCGTAAACATTATGGTGGTAAATCATATCAAAAACATCAAAATTATTATGGTGGAGGTCCAGGTGATGATGACGATGAAGAAGCAGCACCAGGCGGTCAAGCAGCACCAGGCGGTCAAGCAGCACCAGGCGGTCAAGCAGCACCAGGCGGTCAAGCAGCACCAATTGTTAAAGAAGAACAAGGTCCAGGTGGCGGTAGCCGCAGAAGAAAAAGTCGCCACAGCAAAAAAAGCCATAGCAAGAAAACCCGTGGCAAAAAAACAAGTGCGTGGATCAAGCACGTATTACAATTTGCCAAAGACAACAAAATGAAATATTTCCAAGCTTTAAAAGATAAAAGATGCCGTGCAACATACAAGTCTAGCAAGTAATAAATTAGTCCGTTTTTTCTTGAATAATGTTAATTATTTATATTAATTATTAACATTATTATTAACATATTTAGCGAAGTAATTTATATTTTTTCTGTGTCCTCACATTTTTATATTTAATATGCATACATTTAGTATATAATATATATTCTTGCAATAACGAATTCTTTATAGTTCGCACCTTATCTTTAAGCTCTTTCATTTTATCTTTTGCGTCAGCTTTATTTTGCTTATAGCCGTTTATTTTGTCTTCAAAAGACTTTATATTTTTCAAAATGGCATCTAATTCGTCTGTTATGTGTTGGGGAATTTCTTTATTTTTAAACGGTAGTTTTTTAGACTTATAGTCAGCTTTTTCTTCTTTAATTTTTGCTCTTAGCGATACTATAAGCTCTTCTATGTCTTTTTCAATAGAATTTAAATTAGCATTTAAATAGACCGCATCTCTCAAATCTTCGTTTTCAACGTGACTCATTAATATAGGAACATTTATCATAATAGGTTGCGCAAATTGTGTAGGGTCTTTCTCTCTATTTAAATAGCTTATATACCCAGAAAGTTTATTTGCTAAGACTTTTAGACCGGTTTCACTTAATATATTTTGCGACGTCATATATTGCTTTTTAAACTCTTCTTTATTTGTAGTAATTTTTTCGCTTTCGTTAGTCATAAATAGGTTTGTTAGCGCAAACAATTCAAGCGGACTATTTGTAAAAGGGGTTGCGGTCATAATCATTAGCTTACACGACTCGGCCCCAGAAACTTTATAACTATTACTTATTAAATTTTCCATAATTTCCATATTTGGTCGTTCGCTAGCTTTTAAATCACCGCCATATAATTTATGTGCTTCATCAATAATAATGAGCGTTTTATGTAATATATCGCGCGACCCATTTCGCTCAAGCAATATGTCGTAAATAGCATTTTTTCCGGCTAATAAATTACTAAATTGCTTATATGACATAGGTTCTAGCCAACTCTTAGATAAATGTCTTTTTCGGTCGCTCAAGTTTTCGGGAAGTAGTAAACCCTTATTTATTTCATCAACTAATATTACGTGACATATTTGGTCAAATATATTTTTCCATACATCTCCTTTTAATGTTGTTCGTGTAACCCATAATATTGAATAGCCTTCTTTCTCAAAACTGGACGAGGCTGTTGCTACACCTGTGCATGTTTTACCCGTTCCAACAGAATGCCAAAGGAGAATTCCTTTATACGGTGAAGCAGGAGTAAAATAGTCCGCTATAAATGTTTGAGTGGGATTTAGTGTAATAGAGTTGGCAGAACTTGCATTTGCTTTAGGAGCATCAACGCATTTATTTACAACATCAATAGGTTCCCATACAAACTCTTTAGAATTATAATTTGTTATAATATAATCTCTCATTTTTATAAAACTCATTTTAGTAAATTTATAATTTCTATGCTTTTTAGAAGAAACAGATCTAGTTCTAGATCTAGATCTAGATTTAGATTTAGTTTTAGCTCTAGGAATAATATTGCGTGAGCTAGTTTTATATAAAATCATTGGATACTTAATATTTGTAGCATCGTTTTCGGTGCTAATTACTAGTTCTAAGGCTTGTAAGTCCTTTTTAATGTCTAATAAATTGCTGTGCTTTTCAATAATATGGGGTATTCTAATATAACGCTGAGACCATTCTAAATTGACATGCTTACAAAATTTATTGTCTAAATCTTTCATATAATTACATAAAAATTGGCGGATATTTGCTTTTGCATTTATTAATAATTGTTTAGGGTGATTGTGCTTTCTATATACGTATTTCATAAAATCAATACTAACAGGAATGTCATTTGTGCTCTTTTTACCGCATTTACCCATACATTTTATATTATCTATTTTGAAAAATTTAGAATTGTCACTTTGTTTCTTAAAGTTAGCCTCGTCTGCTCCTCCTATTGTTGCTTCATCCACTTCTCCTGTTTCTATATCTGCTTCTTCTGCTCCTCCTGCTTTTCTGGTTCTTGCTCCTGCTCCCGCTCCTCCCGCTAGCGCTCCACCCATTAAATAAAAGTCTTTTTCCATAAACTCTCTATTTAAGTCATTTGCCTTATGTATATTTTTGGTTAAATAATAGTCAACAGCCAATAATGGAGCCAATTCGTATAATTGTTTTGATAATTGTATCATTGCACTGTCAAACTCACTATAATTCATAGTGGAGTCATTATATTTTTCTACATTTTTAAATAATAATACATCTTCGTCTTTATTATAACTTTCAAAGTTATTTTCCATTAATGACCTATTAACATACATTGAGTCACTTGTTATTTCAGGAATAGTTAAATAATAATTATAAACATATAACGGCCAACCAATATTTTTTTGAAATTCTAATCCTTTTTGCCCACACGTTCGTGTTGCGCGGCCAACTGTTTGTTTAAGGTCTGCAATTGTTATAGATGGCTCAAAAATATGAACATATTTTACGTCAAATAAATCGATTCCTTCTTTAAATCCGCTGTCAAGAACAATTAGCCGAACGTTTTTCCCGTGTATATTTGCAGGGCGCTCATTATACATTTTCAATGTTTCTTTTTTGATTTTTTCATTAAACGTTGTTCCATAAACGCTATTAGAGCTTAATAATGCAAAATTTTGATAATTGGACTTTTCAATATCTAAATACAGCTTTGCGTTTATTTGATTTGACACCTTTTTTGATTTAAGTATGTTATTATAACCATTAGCTTGAAGTGCTGATGCAATTATTTTAGCTCCGTAGCCGCCTTCTTTAACATCGGAAAATATAAAATGCTTGAATTTTTTATTGTGATATTTGACATCTTGGGCGTCTAGCTCTCTAATATTATTTAATAATTGAACCATTTTTGGCGAAGCTTCGACCAATTCTTCATTTAATTTTTTAGGCTCATAAAGTGATTTGTCAAACTTATGATAATTTAAGATTTTACTAAAATTAGCCGTTTTGCGCATACAAGTGAATATTTTTGCTCGCTTTTTCCTAGTGTTTTTTGTAGTGCTAGTCTTTCCTTTGGTTTTATCATTCTTCGCTTTATCACTCTTCGCTTTATCACTCTTCGCCTTTTTTGCAGTGCAAGTAACATTATTTTTATAACATTCCAATACTTTAATAAATTCGTCGCGGTCCATATTACCGCCCTTATCTGGATGATTTATTTTTAACCAGTCTCTTATTAATGATTTATCATTTAAACCATATTTACACATAATTTTTTCACATGACATAATATTATTAGTATATTATATTATAACAATATTATAAAATAATATACTAAAATAATATATTATAACAATATACTAAAATAATATAAAAATAATACATCTTAAGATTGCTAAAAAGGCTTTATATTATATTCGCAAAAAAGTTCGCCCTATTTTGCTCGTAGCAAACATCCCACAACCACACGCTATTTGTAGATAAAATATGTTGGTTTTCTTAGTGCAGCAAACTAAATAACCAGACAAAATTATAAAAGCAAAGAAAAACATCCAAAATAGACGCGTATAAAAATCCATATTATATATTTGCCAAGAATAAATATATTTGTAAGAAACAAATATTTGTAAAAAAACGATTTAAAAACAAAAACACAATTTTAATATACGCTAAATTAATTCATCAATAACAGCAATAGAATCAAACACAAATTTATATTCTTCTTCAATCTTAGCATAATGGTCCAAATTAGTTACTATGTGCCAAACTAGCTTATATTTGTGTTGTAACAATTGCGCACACTTTTTTTGATATTTCAAATTATAGATTTCATCTTTAGTGCCGCTATAAAAAAAGAGAGGTGTGGCTCTATTGTTTTTTAATTTTATATATTTATACATATAAAGCGATTTAATGCAAAATAGCCCGCCTAATGGATTAGGTAATTTATTTAATATATTGAATAATAATGTTCCACCTTGAGAGACGCCTATTATAAATATGTTTTTATAAGTCTTTAATATTTCTGCTTCATTATTGATAATGGCAACTAAGCGACGCGTTTGCTCATTAAAATCGCGACGACTTATTTTGTCTACCTTATTTAAATTGTTATAACAAGTATAATAATTATACCACGAGGCAATGTTATATTGCTTATTGTCTGGATAATCAATAGTCATTAACGGTGATTGTGGTAATATAAATTTACAATGCTTAATTATATTATTATAATTTTTAGTGCAATAGTCTATATAATCATTAAAATAAGATGCATCTGAATACATAGGATGTAACATTAATAGACTATATTTATGTGCTCCTTTATGACTAATTATTTTACAATTTTCATACATACTATAAAAACATATTATTTTTATGCATTAATGCTAATTTTGCTAATTATTATACATATTTACGCAACCAATCTTCGGCTGACAGTTTTGCGCTGGTGCTATAATAAAATTTAATTAAGTTTCGTAATTGGTGAGTTGGTTCATCATTTAAACGCTCATCTGATAAATCTGTATCTCGCGTAGTAATTTTTTCCCAACTGTCTCTAAATTTTTGTAAATTCTTTATTAACTCTTCACGCGTCATTGAACTTATTGGTTTTGTTAGTGGTTCATACATTCCTCGATAATTAGTAATTGGTTTATTAATTCTAGCGTTTATGAGTTGCGTTGCTTTTTTTTGTTGGGCTTTATCTAATAAATTATAAATTAATTCTAAATCATCGCTTTCGATTAAAAAATTGCTTACTCTAACTAACCCTTGAGCCATAGCTTCTTTTGAACCACTTGTTGTTACATTATATTTTTTAAGTAGTTGTCTTAATTTATCTACTGAAATGTCGTTTTTTTTGCTTTTTTTTATTGTATAATTTTTTGTTTTCTTTGTTTTCTGTAATTTGTTTTCATTCACTTTAGACCACCGCTTACTAGTTTTTGTTTGTATTACTATCCAATTATTACCATCATTACCGCGCTTTTTTGTTCCAACAGGAAATGTGGTCGCGCTGTCAGATGGTCCTTGTCTTGTGGTTGCCATTCTTATATATTCTTATATATAAGAATAATCATAAAAAAATTATTGAACAAAACACTTTATATTTTTATATTTACTTTTTTTATATTTACTTCGTTTATAACGTAAATATAAAATCATACATTTTTCTTGTTAGTTCATCATAATAACTATTTTCAATAAATAGGCTTGTATTTGTTTCTTCATTTCCATTAATAACTAATACTAACCCTTGTTCAATAGCAATAGGACTGTTTAACCAAATGTCGTGATAATGATGACAATCTTTTAAATATTCAAGTGGTATAGTTTCACCTAGGCGACCCCGTTGTTGTACACGCAAATCGCAAATCTCAGGACTTGTTCTAATATAAACTATTTTTAAATCTTGAAAAATAGTTTGAAACTCATCAAACAAATTTAAATAAATTAAATACTCAATGAGGGTCATTTTTTTAGCATTATATAAACTTTTTGCAAATACAAATTTGTCTGTATAAATGGAGCGCTCACTAATAATAACATCATAATTTTCTTTTAGTGCTTCCTTCAATAAAGACAAACGACTAGTATATGCCATTACTTGAAACGCAAAACTATAGCGCTCATTATTTTCATAAAAGTGCGTAATAATACTTTTTCCATTAGCATCTCCAATTGATTCCCAACTTGAAACCGGTTCTTGTAGAAAACAGATTTTGCAATTATTGCCTTTTGAACCGCAATAATTAGCGAAGTTTTTTTCTAAATAGCGCAATACGCTTGATTTTCCGGAGCCAATATTTCCATCAATCGATACAATAAGAGGCGGCATTATTTAGCAGCTTACTTAACTTAATAATAAATAATCTACTATTTATTATTAATCAATTTTAATATTAGACTAGTTAATAAAAAAGGTTGGTTTTAAATCTTGCCTCATCATTACTTTTTTCGTGTTTTATTTGAAGAGGTTTTACTTTTTCTTAATTTTTTTGTGTTTTTTAATATATTTACACCACCTTTTAAATTTTGTGTTGCAATTTTTGAATTTGCATTTTCTATAGTTTCTATTGCTTTAATAAATTCCTCTATTTTTTTATCATCTGTAATTTTTTCATTATTAGTTAATATTTCTTTTATCTTAGCAATAATATTTAAATTTTCTATAAATTCAATATCCTTTTTAGTTAGTGTAGGTGTTTTTATAAATTCTTTATAAGACTTCTCAATACTAGTGTCGTCTGCTCTATCTTCAAAATATTTTATTAATATTTTTAATATAATATCATAAAATATTGCGTCTTTTAACTTATTTTTTAACCATATTTCTGTGTTATTAGATTTAACTTTTGGAAGTATAAATTTATCAAAATTATCAAAAACTTCTAATAGAACGTTTAAAGGAACCTTTTTAAATTGATTATGTATAGTTTTCTGATAGTTTTCTCTTTTTGTTATATCTATAGTAGAAGTAGATTGCGTTGTAATATAAGTTTTGAACGAATTATAATTCATTTTTGCTTCATTTTGCATTTTTTCTTTTTCTTTAAATTTTTCACGTAGTTTAGTCAAGAGGTTATTATCGCCTTCTGTTAATTTCTTTTTATAATCTGCTACTTTTTTTGCTGCTGCTTTAGTTCTAGCTTTATTTCCTCTTCTAACTGCTTGTATTTTAGTGGCTGCTGCTGCTGCTGCTTTTGCATCTGCTGCTGCTTTTTCTGCTGCTGCTTCTGCTGCTGCTTTTTCTGCTGCTGCTGCTTCTGCTGCTGCTTTTTCTGCTGCTGCTGCTTCTGCTGCTGCTGCTGCTTCTGCTGTTGCTGCTGCTGCTTCTGCTGTTGCTTTTTCTGCTGCAGCTGCTTTTTCTGCTGCAGCTGCTTTTTCTGCTGCTGCTTTTTCTGCTGCTGCTGCTTCTGCTGCTGCTGCTTCTGCTGCTGCTGCTTCTGCTGCTGCTGCTTCTGCTGCTGCTGCTTCTGCTGCTGCTGCTTCTGCTGCTGCTTTTTCTGCTGCTGCTTTTTCTGCTGCTGCTTTTTCTGCCACTGCTTTAGCTTCTTCTTCTTGTTTTACCAGTTCTGCTGCTAAACGCTCATCTTGTGCTTTTTTTGCTGCTGCTTCTGCTGCTGCTTTTTCTGCTGCTGCTGCTTCTGCTGCTGCTGCTGCTGCTGCTTCTGCTGCTGCTGCTGCTTCTGCTGTTGCTGCTGCTGCTTCTGCTGTTGCTTTTTCTGCTGCAGCTGCTTTTTCTGCTGCAGCTGCTTTTTCTGCTGCAGCTGCTTTTTCTGCTGCTGCTTTTTCTGCTGCTGCTGCTTCTGCTGCTGCTGCTTCTGCTGCTGCTGCTTCTGCTGCTGCTGCTTCTGCTGCTGCTGCTTCTGCTGCTGCTGCTTCTGCTGCTGCTTTTTCTGCTGCTGCTTTTTCTGCTGCTGCTTTTTCTGCTGCTGCTTTTTCTGCCACTGCTTTAGCTTCTTCTTCTTGTTTTACCAGTTCTGCTGCTAAACGCTCATCTTGTGCTTTTTTTGCTGCTTCTGCCGCTAATCGCTCTGCTGATTGTCCTGATGGTCCTGATGGTCCTGATGGTCCTGGTATTACTTGTGTGTTACCTATATTTGCAAGAAATACAGCTGTAACTGCATTTGCATCTCCTGTATCTGGTGGTTGTGGTGTTTCTGCTGCTACTTGTGTGTCACCTATATTTGCAATAAGCGCTGCAGTAATTAGACTAGCATCTGGAGTGCCTGATCCTAAATCTGGTTCTAGTTTTGGTACTATTGGTTCTGGTTCTGTTTCTGGTCCTTTTTGTGTTTCACTATTTGCTTTTGGATTTTCTACTGGTGGTTCTTTTCCTGGTTGTGGTTCTATTATTGGTTGTGATTCTATTCTTGGTTGTGGTTCTATTCTTGGTTGTGGTTCTTTTCCTGGTGTTGGATTATTTTCTCCTATTTTTTCCCCTTTTCTTCCTGCTTGTCTATTTGTAACTGCATCTACATCTTGATCCGGACTAGTATCATCAAATTTAGTTAATATATCATTAATTAAACCTTGCAAATCCGTATCCTCAATTAAAGGCTTACCATCTAAACCTCGTTGTCGCATTAATGTTTCTAATTGCTCAATAATTTTATCTAAGTCTTTTTTACTAGCTAAATCCATTATAAGTTGTTTAATAGCATATTTAATTTTTATAACTTTTTCGGTTTGTCTAATTTTACCATTTATTGAATCTGTTACTTGAAATAACTTTTCTTTAATACTTTTTATGTCAATAGTATTTAACCCAATACTTTCAAATAGCTTTGATATTTCATCATATTCATCGCATTTATCTGATTGTGATTGACGACAAATTTTAGCAAACATAGTTTGTAACATAAATTGCGAAAATGAATATGAATTAATTTGATCATATGCTCTTCGAAACACGCCGTGCTGCATTAAAGCGTCTTTAGTATTTTCTTTCTCAGAAACTGTTAAAGTTCTATTTTTTATTGCAAAAAGTCTATCAATATAAAAGATAATTCGAACATATATTTTTAAACTATATTTCAATTGCAATAACTCATCTTTGGTGATTTTTTCCTCATTGGGTTTTCCCTTACTGGTTTTTCCTTGAGTAGATTCTCCTTGACTGGTTTCTCCTTCAGTGGGTTCTTCTTCAGCGAGTTCTCCCTTACTGGTTTTTCCTTGAGTGGATTCTTCCATTTTATTATATTATTATTATATTTACTATATAATATTTTAATATTAGAATATTTAAATATTAAAATATTTCAATATATTATAGTAAATATAATATGAGTGATGCAGAAGAAAAAAAAAAAATAAAGGAATGGTTACAATTGATTGAGTTTATTAGGCGTATATATGGTGAAGACAAAGCAGAATTTATTAGAACTAATAATTATTTACAAAGAAACAATAAAAGTGTAGCTGACTATTATAATGTTGCTGGACAAAATCATACATTGTCTAATTTGTTACAAAAACAAGATTTTTTAAACAAAGTTATAAGTGCTAGTGAAACAAAAGACACAATAACAGAATATACACAAATTTACAATGAAACAAATGCGTTAATGAAATCATTAGACGGTTCGCAAGATAATATATATATTAAATGTAACCCAATTGATGATAACGGAAATGTAATAGAAGCCTCAAATAATAGTATTGGGTCAAATATAAGTAGCTTGAATTCTATATTTGATGAAGTAGGAAATAGCATTGGTCCTAATCTCCTATATAATAATATTGGGTTACAAACACTTATAAGTGTGTTATTTTTTATTATAATTTATTATATAGGTAAATATATTTTCATAGATTATCCTAGAAGTATGATCGCAAAACGTGTATAATTAAATATTTGAAGCACTATGTGCATCGCAAATAAGAGGATTATAGTTTTCTATGCTAGAAATATTTTCCGGACGTTGCTCTATTAAATTAACCATTTCTTCTTCTAAAGATTTAGAATTTAAATGACTATTCATAACTGCCATTTTTGAAGCTTTAGTATTCTCACTTTGAGCCATAACTCCGTGATCCACTTTTTTAGAGCGTCTTAAGAATACGAATGCGACACCTGCAAATAATAGCGCAATAAGAGGATTGCTATTGAGCAATAATATTATAAAAATAACAATAAGAGAAAAATACATATAAATATTATTTATATGAGGAGCATAATTGTATGGTGTTGATACATTACTTATTAAGTATAATAACAATAATACAACAAATATTATTTCATATGATTTTATATTTGCCAACTTCGCCGTGTTACCCGTTAAATTCTTGGTGATCTTATTAATAGAATTCATTATAGTATAATATTATATTTTAATATTATATTTTATTATTTTAAATAAAAAATTTTAATAAATAATTTTTTTATATAAATAATTTTAAATATTAAAATACAAAATTGTTTAAAAACATTTATAAAAAATGCTTAAAATTAAAGTTACAAATTATAAATAACTAACAAAATAACAAAATAATATGCTAAGTAAAAAAATTAGCCCTAAAAACAGAGAGAATTATAACGATTTAAGTCAAGTTATAGAAAATTTAAAAAAAAATGGTATTAACAGTTATTTAGGTGCTAAAGGTTATAGTATATATAAGTTATGTTTAACTCCTAAAATAATAGATTTCATAAAAAGCGAATTAACAGTAAAACCAATGCTACAAAATTCGTATGCTGAAGCAAAATCTTTTCCTATTTATCAAGAGTCAGAAAAAAAATTATATGTTCCTCGTCATTGGGGTATAGCTATGTTTGGTTATCCTAAAATGGTAAAAATTCCATTTGGAGAAAACATCAATTTAAAGTTTGAAGGAACGTTGAGAGATTATCAAACAAATGTGCTAAATGAATATTTGAAAGCCATTGAATTTGGTATTGCTGATGACAAAAATAAAGGTAATGGTTCAGCACTAATTGAGTTATGGACTGGTGCAGGAAAGACCGTTTTAGGACTTAAAATTATTGAAGTGTTGAAAAAAAAAACAATCATTTTTGTCCATAAAACGTTTCTGAAAAATCAATGGATAGAACGAATACAGCAATATTTACCGAATGCTCGCATAGGTTCTATTCAAGGTCAAAATATTGATATTGAAAATAAAGACATAGTTTTAGCTATGATACAAAGTGTTAGTATGAAGACTTATAACGACACTTTATTTGACAGTTTTGGATTGAGTATTTACGACGAATGTCATCATATGTCTAGTGAGGTATTTTGCAATTGCTTAAAAAAATGCAATACATTATATGGTCTTGGATTAAGCGCAACAATGAATAGAAAAGACGGACTAACAAATGTGTTTAAAATGTATTTAGGTGATATATGTTATAAACATTGTAAAAAAGGCACAGAAGATGACGTATTAGTAAAAGCAATAGAATTCACTATTGATGATGACGAATATAATGAAGTAGAAGTCGACTTTAGAGGGCAAGTTAAATATAGCACAATGGTAAATAAGGTTTCAACTTTGAACTTGCGCAGTGACTTTATTGTGTATGTATTACAAAGCGAATTATTTATTAATCCAAACCAGCAATTTATTGTATTAGCGCAAACTAAATGCTTACTAAACTATTTATATAGCGCGCTAGTTCATAAAAATGTTGCTTCTGTGGGATATTATATTGGTGGTATGAAAGAAAGCGAATTGAAAAAATCGGAAAGTAAAACTATTATTTTAGCTACTTTTAGTATGGCGGCTGAAGCATTAGATATTAAGTCTTTGACAAGCCTGCTTTTAGCTAGTCCTAAATCCGATATTGTTCAAGCTGTTGGCCGGATTTTGAGAGAAAAGCACAGCAAACCATTAGTAATAGATATTATAGATGGTCACGAAGTATTTCAAAATCAATTTAAAAAGCGTAGAGCATTTTATAACCAAAAAAACTATAGAATATTTCGCACCTCTAACAAGAACTATGAGCACTATGTTAAATATATGCAGTCAATAAATGGTAATGCGAGTGCTAATGCTAATGCCTTATTAGCAATAGAAGATGAATTATTTAATGTTACTAATGAAGAACCCAATTTTGTAGAGTCTAAAGTAAAAAATTTATGGAATTATTTATTAGTAAGGAAAAATAAAAGTAAAAATAAAAATAGCGATTTTAATGATGCTAATGATGCTAATGATGCTAATGATGCTAATGATGCTAATGCTAGTAAAAAAAATAATGAATATAAATGTCTTATAAAACTATAAAAACAAAAAATATTAACATATAAAATATTAACATATAAAATATTATTATTAATTAATACTATATTATATAGATATGCAGAGCAATGAAAAACCTATAAGTAAAAAAATATTAAGTAAAAAGCCTATAAAATCTGTGCGCATAAGCGAACCAATAAGCGAAGCGAACATAAGCGAACCAGAACCAGAACCAATAAGCGAAGCGAAACCAATAAGCGAAGCGAAACCAGAACCAGTAAGCGAAGCGAAACCAGAACCAATTAGCAAAGAAAACATAAGAGAACAAATGATGGCGAATGCGAATGCGAATGCGAATGCTAATGCGAATGCTAATGCGAATGCGAATGCGAATGCGAATGCTATGCCTAAAATAAATGAAACTATTAATCACGAAGAGCTAGCGTGGAAAATAATCGATAAATTTTTCGCTCAAGACCCAAATATTTTAGTTAAACATCATTTAGAATCGTATAATGATTTTTTTAATAATAAAATACATAACATTTTCAGGGAGAAAAATCCAATATTAATAATGAAAGAACAAGATGAAGAAACAAAAGAATATAACTATAAAGCAGAATTATATATAGGTGGTAGCAGTGGCAAATTAATATACTTTGGTAAGCCTATAATTTATGACGATACGCGAGAACATTATATGTTTCCAAATGAAGCACGATTAAGAAATATGACCTATGCACTAACATTACACGTCGACGTAGAAGTAGTTTATTATATAATGAATGAAGACGGAGCATATGTAGAAACGCGCTCATTATTAGAAAAAATCTATTTAGGAAAATTTCCTATTATGTTAAATTCGGACTTATGTATTTTAAATAGTCTAGATAAAATTACCAGATTTAATATGGGCGAATGCAGGAATGACCGAGGTGGCTATTTCATTATTGACGGTAAAGAGAAAGTCCTCATAAGTCAGGAAAAATTCGCAGATAATATGTTATATTTTAAATCCGATTTTAATGAGCTATATAGTCACTCAGCAGAAATTCGCTCAGTTTCAGAAGATGCGTCAAAGCCAATTAGAACATTGAGTATAAGAATATTGCGACCCGACACTAAACATAGCAATAATCAAATATTAGTAAATATTCCAAATGTTCGCAAACCGGTGCCGTTGTTTATATTAATGAGAGCATTAGGTATAACAAGCGACAAAGAAATAATTAAAATGTGTCTTCTAGATTTAGAAAAATATAAAAACTATATTCCACTATTTATTCCGTCTATATATGATGCCGGAAACATTTTTAATCAGGAAGTAGCACTAAAATATTTAGCCACACTAACAAAAGGAAAAACAATTCCGCATATTATGGAAATATTAATGGACTATTTGCTGCCACATATTGGAGAGAGCAATTTAGTCGATAAGGCGTTTTTTATAGGGCATATGGTAAAAGAATTATTGCACGTCTATAAAAACGATAAGAAGCCCACAGACCGAGACTCCTTCAAATTTAAAAGAGTAGAACTAGCAGGAACACTTATTTATGATTTATTTAAAGAATATTATTCATTGCAACAAAAGCACATTTTTCAGAAAATAGACAAAGAATATTACTATAAGCAAGGCATTTATCAAAAAGATTTTATTAGTTTAATCGAAAATAACTATTTAGAATATTTCAAAGAGCGTATTTTAGAAAATGGATTTAGAAAAGCATTTAAAGGAAACTGGGGGTCAGAAGCGCATACAAAACGCCCCGAAGTTGTCCAAGATTTAAATCGGTTATCGTATAATTCTTTTTTATCTCATTTACGAAAAATGAATTTGCCTCTCGACTCAAGTGCTAAAGTAATTGGCCCGCGTCTATTACATTCATCTCAGTGGGGAATAATAGACCCAGTCGATACTCCTGACGGTGGAAACGTAGGACTTCATAAACATATGTCGCTAGGTTGTATGATAACAAGTGGTTATTCAAGCAAAGCAATTATTGAGTTGCTAAGAACCGTTTTTTTTATGGAATTATTGAGTGAATGTATGATAGAATATATAGCTCATTCTACAAAGGTATTTGTAAATGGTGCTTGGGTCGGTATTGTTACAAAACCGGTTGAAGTTATAGATTTATTAAAAAAATATAGGCGCATTGGTTTAATACCAATATATACAAGCATTAGCTGGTCTGTTAAGGAAGATAGCATTTATATATATACTGACTCAGGTAGATTGACAAGGCCTGTATTATATTTAGTTAATCATAAACCGTGTTATGAAAACGAATATGTGTATAATAAATTGTATTCTAATGATTTTAATTATAATGAGTTATTAATTGGATTTAATAAATTTAAAAGCTATAACTCTGAAAAACGGGAAGTGGCTTTTAGCACTAGTGATGTTATTAATTCCAATAATGTTTTTTTCAACCTAAATGATTTATATGATAAATCAATAACTACAAATGCACTAGACGAATTAATGACTAAAGCGGGTATTATTGACTATTTGGACACCGCCGAAAGTGAAACCGCACTAATAGCAACTTATAGTGAGCAAATCACCAAATTTACAAGCCATTGCGAAATTCACGCCTCGCTATTATTGGGAGTTATGGGAAATCAAATCGTGTTTCCTGAAAATAATCAGCTACCGCGCGACTTATTTGCGTGTGGGCAAAGCAAACAAGCAGTAAGTTTATATAATTCGAATTATCAAAATAGGATTGATAAAATGGGCGTAGTGTTAAACAATGGTCAAATACCGTTAGTTAAAAGTCGCTATTTAAAATATATGTATAACGAAGAACATACTTGCGGAGTAAACGCTATTGTAGCTATTGGAAGCTATGGCGGTTATAATGTTGAAGATTCAATATTATTTAATGAGGGGTCAATTAATCGCGGTATGTTTAACACCACTTATTTTAATATGTATGAGTCGCGTGAAGAAAGCACAAAAGTCGCAGGTTCAAATATAGATACTCGATTTGTCAATATTGAGTCTAAAAATGTTGTCGGCAAAAAGCCCGGCTATGATTATTCTTTATTAGACGCCAATGGACTAATACGCGAAAATACTCCTTTAGACGACCGAAAAATTGTTATTGGAAAGGTTACAACTAATATAACTGATCATGATTCTTTTAGTGATGCGTCAATAAGTCCCAAAAAAGGACAATTGGGATATGTTGATAAAGCTTTTATAACAGAAGGCGAAGAAGGGTTTAGAATAGCAAAAGTTAGAATTAGGGAAGAGCGACAACCTGCACAAGGAGACAAATTTTGTAGCCGATGCGGTCAAAAAGGCACAGTAGGATTAATTATTCCTGAGGAAAATATGCCGTTTAATGCTGATGGAATAAGACCCGATATAATAATTAATCCGCACGCGCTTCCAAGTCGTATGACAATAGGACAACTTGTTGAAACGCTAATGGGCAAAGCGTGTGCCTTATATGGTGGATTTGGTGATTGTACTGCTTTTGTTAATAAAGGACCTAAGCACGAATTATACGGCTCATTATTGCGAAATATGGGTTATAGCTCGACCGGTAATGAACTATTATATAGCGGAGAAACAGGCGAACAATTAACAATGGAATTTTTTATGGGACCGTGCTATTATATGCGCCTTAAGCATATGGTAAAAGACAAAATTAATTATCGCGCTCAAGGTCCAAGAACAATGATAACCCGCCAAACTGTTCAAGGTCGCGCCAATGATGGCGGATTACGAATTGGTGAAATGGAGCGTGATGGCATTATAGCTCACGGTGCGACTGCATTTTTAAAGGAGTCTATGTTGACTAGAGGCGATGATTATTATGTAGCAATATGTAACACTAGCGGAGTAATTGCTATATATAACGAATCTAAGAATATATTTATTAGCCCATTTTCAGACGGACCTCTAAAGTTTGCAGAGAATTTTGAAAACACTATGAATTTGGAAGTCATTTCCAAATATGGCAAGTCGTTTAGTATTGTTCGTGTTCCTTATAGTTTTAAATTATTAATGCAAGAGTTACAAGTAATGAATATTCAGATGCGTATTATTACAGAAGACAATATAGATCAATTAACGTCGATGAATTATGCTAAAACAATTCAAAATTTAAAACTAACAAAATTAACTAAAAAAGAGGGCGAAGACTATAATAAAAAATATGAGAGCATAAGCATAAGGTCTAGAGAAAGACCTAAAACAACAAAACAAATAATAGAAGAAGAAAAAGAAGAAGGTAAGCCTGAAATGATAGATTTAGCTGAAAAAGGGCCTCTCGAAGAAAAACCAAGAAGCACCGACGAAGACGATGATAATGAGGGATTAAGTCAAGTAACTATTGATTCGATAAAACGGGCAGAAGACGAATTTAGCAAATATCAAGATATAGATGATGATGAAAATGAACTTATTAAAATAGGTGATGTGGTAAATAGCGATGAGTTAGGAATAGAAGATTTGAATGTTGAAAAAAGCATTACTCCTAAAGAAGAACAATCTAATATAAATAGTGAAACCGAAATGAATCAAAATCAAAAAGAACCTACATTATTAGAAAATATAACTAGCAACACATCTTCAAATGTTGAAAAAGTAAATAATGAAAAAAGTGAAAATATGAAAACAATTGTTATTAAAGATCAATAAAATAGTTGGTTACCAAGCACTATTTATTTAACTTATATTAGTAATAAGTTAAATAAATAATAAGTTACTTACAACTTACAACTTACAATAAAGGCGCTGCTGAATATGTTATAATTATTAAACCTAATATGACAAATAACAATATTAGCGGTAATAATACTAAGAACCACGATATTTCTTTATATCCTGCTTTGCATAACGAGTTTAATATAAAGGTCCAAAACAAAATATAAATAGCTTTAAAGACAAATACTAAAAACGTATTTGGTAACTCGCACTCAAAATACCCCACGCAATATTTTGTAGTGTTTCCAAAATTTTGTATTGCTATTACTATAAAAATAAATACCGAAATAAATAAATAAATAAAAGCGGGAGTACATAAATTCTTAAAATCTTTTACAAATTTATTTGTATATGCCATATTATAATTTATAACAACAAAAAAAATGTTTAAAAAAATTATATTAATAAAACTATTTAAAAAGAGAGATAAATAAAGCAATTAAATATATTAATAAAACTATTTAAAAAGAGAGATAAATAAAGAAATTAAATATATTAATAAAACTATTTAAAAAGAAAATGGTTGTATAGCCTCATCTCCTAAAAAAGGCTGATTATCAGTAGCACTACTTGGAGATTGAGGATTTCCATACAGGGTATTATATAAACTACCACCAACAAATCCTCCACTAATATTTCTTTTGCTAGAGCATCCTATTTGTTGTCTAGCATTTAATTTTTTATTGCTAGAGCACCCTATTTGTTCTCTATTTACTATATTTTTGTTTTTAAGTAATAAATGTTCTTTTCTAAATTTGTTTTGCAGTGCTTTTACAGTTTTAGCATTCAAATTTTTAAACCTTTGTTCTAGTATTATATTAGCCTTATTTTTATTTTTATTTTTGCGATGTATGTGTTTTTTTTTAGTGCGTCTATTAAATTTTTTGCGCAATTTACTACTATTTCTATTCATATATTATAATATAATAAGATAAAATAAAAAATAAACAAAAATAGAAACTAATAAAAAATAAATTAAGCGCACTATATTTTTTATAAGTTATATATTATTCAATATCAACGTGCGTAATCATATGCCTCCTACAACAACTTTTCTTTAATTGCAAAATGTCTAAAACCTCGCCTTCTGGTGTTTTATCCATAAATTCTTTTGTTAAATATAATACTTTATTAACTTCCATAGATTTATCAATTTTTCGTTTTTGAACTTCGCGCTGATAATAGCGATATTTATTTGCTAAAACTTTACCACAAGTAAAACATTTTACAGGAATAATCATTATGTTATTATATGTTTTATATAAAGATTTTATATTTATATAAAATTCAATTTTAATACTTAATTATTAATTAGTCTGGACCAGCAGTTAAAGTTAAATCTTTAGCTGCGTCAACTTTGCCATAACCTTCAAAAACTGCACTTCTATTTAATTTAATATTAGCATTTTCATTAGGGTTTAAATTTATATTAAAATAACTTAAAACCATCATTAGTATTATAATTGCAATCAATACACATATTATAGTATATAATGATTTAGCAGCGTTAATAAACATATTATATTATAATATATATTATTTTATAATATATTATGTATTAATAAAATTGATTAGTTATAAATATATTAGTATTAATAATATTACTACTAATATTATTAATTATGGAACATCAAGATTGGAATGCTGTTGCTTTAAATGCTAAAAAGAGTGTTAAATTTGAAACCTCTATTCCACATAAGCCTAAGCCTATTGTAGTTAAGCAACTAGTTAGCAATGAGCCTCTTGGAAAGTTAATTGCTCAATCGCGATTAACATTAAATAAGGACCAGAAACAATTTGCTGCATTATTGGGAGTTTCACAACAAATGCTGTCTAGGTGGGAATGCAATAAAGAGCTACCTAGTAATGCGCAAATTGCATTAATTGAGAAAACTACTAAAGTTAGACTGCCTAGGTGTAAAAAGGTTCAAGTAGTTGAAGAATAAATATTGTAAATATTGTAAATATTGTAAATAATGTAAATAATAGATTTATTTTTTTCTAATAAAATTGAAGATTTATTTAACAATAAAAATATATATAAAACAATAATGGAGCTAACAATAACAAAACCTTTTATAAAATGGGTTGGAGGAAAGACACAAATAATCAATGAAATAATCGAACTTTTTCCAAATACTATGAATAACTATTACGAACCATTTTTAGGAGGTGGTAGTGTTCTTCTTGCTTTACTCACATATAAAGCGCGTGGTATTATAAAAATAAATGGCTCTATTTATGCTAGTGATTTAAACTCAAATCTTATAGGGTTGTATAAAAATATTCAATCAAATCCAGAATTACTAATAAATGAAGTGAAAAAAATAATACAAGAGTTTGAAAAATGTAAAGGAGCTGATGTAAATCGTAAAGCATCTAATATTGAAGAAGCATTGAGCTCTCCTGAATCATATTATTTTTGGATTAGAAAACGATTTAACTCATTATCAAAAGAAGAAAAGACTTCCATAAGTGCTTCTGCTATGTTATTATTTATGAATAAAACATGCTTTCGTGGAATATATCGCGAAGGACCTAACGGATTTAATGTGCCATTTGGAAACTATAAAAATCCATCAATTTTAGATGAATCGCATATAAGAAATGTATCTAATTTAATAAAAGATGTAATATTTATTAATTGTAATTTTAGCGATGCTTTAAGTAAAATTGGTGATGGTGATTTTGTATATCTCGACCCGCCTTATGCACCGGAAAATAACAAATCATTTGTATCATATACATATGATGGTTTTAATTTAGATAATCATAATATGTTATTTAAAGAATGTAAAGCAATGAAAGAAAAAAATGTTAAAATGTTAATGAGTAACTCAAACGTTCAACTTGTGAAAGATGCTTTTACGTCGCCTACATATAATACAAAAATTATAGTATGCAGAAGAGCAATACATTCCAAAAAACCCAATACACAAACAAATGAAGTTTTAATTAATAATTATTAATTAATAATCATTAAGCCACTCATCAAGTTTAGAGTAATAATCATCATCATCTCCAAACAATACAGGAATATTATTTTTTCTATTTGATTCATTAAGAATTTTCCATTTTAAATGGTCTGAATTATATATATTTTTTAGATATGTTGAAATACAAAATGCATATTCTACTTTAAAACTATTACCCAAACATGTCGGATACTCCACAAACTTAAAATAAGAACCAAGACATAACTTATCTTCCACACTACCGCTACTGTTTTGGTTTTTCTTTTCCAAAATCTTTACACAAATAGCGCGAGTAATATTATCTATAATAATATATGCCTCATCCACTTCTCTAAAAAGTTCTTTTTGATGAAATTGATACATATAATTTTTAAATCCGTTTTGCTTAACATAATGAATTATATGTGTGGGTGTTAGTTTTTCGAGATAATATCCATATTTTGTCTTTTCCTTTCCACTAATATTTTTACGAACAAACCCATTTGAAATAAGCCGGTGTTCATTATCTGTCTTCATTTCAAACGCAATACCATTATGATTGGTATTTGAACCGCCCGCACCAGTTCCTTTATTATATGTTTCGGTCATCTATAATATAATGAGTCTATAGTGCTTATTTTTAATAAGTCTTCAAATCAATTTTTTTATAGCATTTTTTCTTTTTGATTTTTTCTTTGCATAAGGATAAGGGTCTTTTCTTCTTTTGCGTAATGTTTTTTTACGACGACGACCCTCTCCTAATTTTTTTGCTTTTTCAAGTGCTATTAATTTTAATAATTGTGTATATATTAATTCGGCTATATTAGTTGGAAGATACTTACTAGTTGTTGTAATATTAAATGGTAGTGCTAAGTTGATTTCATTAGTCTTAGGTAAAATATCAAGTTCATTAAGAGTAGGAGTAATAACACCATTGTCTGAATATAAATCATCATCATTAATATCATATTTAAACCTGAATCTGTCTAATGCTTTTTGTACGTGATTATGCAGTTTATTTTTGGTGAGTGCTCTATATTTTTCTTCTAATTTTTTAGATTTTTCTTCAAATGTTCCGCTAACTTTATCATGATAGTCTTGACTAAATTCCATGTACGCATCTTTAAACGTTTTAATCTTAAATACTTTAGCATTATACATAAATATATGAGTATCATATAGAGGGTTTGTTAATGGAGTAGCTTTAAAGTCATCTAAACTTTCTACAACATTTTGTTTGTCAACTTTAGCAAATGTATTATGGGTCATAGCGTCATAATAAGATTCCTTTGTAATAATGTCTTTCTGCTTTTCTATAGGATCTTTCTCGTTAGAAGTTCCTAATAAAGATTTTAGCAAATCATCTTTAATCAACTCAACACTAATTGGTTCAATGCTATTTGGTCTTGGATGAGTAGTAGTTCCTAATAGACTGTATAAAGCTGTTGCGTCACTAGAAACTTGTGTTGGAGGCTTTTCGGCGACACAAAACTGTGGACTACTTTCCGCTAAACAAAATTGAGGAATAGTTTCTTTGATGCTAATTAATTTTGTTTCGCCATGCCTAACTCTTTGCTCTGCGTTTCTATATGCCTCTCTAATACTTCTAACTAATGTATGTAAATTTTGTTCTACCAAACAAGCTATTACATAAATTTGTATGACACAATTGGAAGTATAATGTCTATTACAATGCGTTTGAATAACTTCTAAAGCTTCGCTCATCAAAATTGGACCGCAACTATTAATATTAGTATTAATAGCTGGGTTATATTTGTAACCTCTTAATTGTTGTTTATAATAGTTGCTGTATTTTGCATCACAATCATAGGCGTGTGCACCCTCTCTTAGGAGTATTGAACTACATTCACAGTTTTTTGTATTTTTAGCATCAATATTATATATAATTTCTTTTCCAGGAGAACCAGTCGTTCTAAGTGCTTCTGGAATACAATGTATTATACCTGAATAAAAATCCACAGGAGATTTATGTTCGGGTGTTAAAAATAGTTCAGGAAATTTGTTTGTTTTTCCAGGTTGGTGACTAAACTTAAAAGCAGGGTTAATAGATTTTCTTAGTCTTGTTTTATATTTTTCTGGATATATATCACAAAAAAATTCAACCTCTTCTTCATAAGATGATATACAATTACCTAAATTACCAAATGTATATAGTTCCACATTTTTTGGTATATTAATAGCATGATACTTTTTTGTTATTAATGCGCTATCACTATCTCCGAACTCACTTGTAAGTATGATTCCGTGTGAATTAATAATGTATGTTGCTACTTGTTTTTTTGGAGATTTTGGAGATTTTGGACTTTTTTCCATATTTTATTATTATGTTATAATAATAAAATATTTTTATTTACAATTCGAGCAATTTATAGCCATTAGTAGTTTTAGTTATTCTAAATTCTTGGCTTGAACTATGAATTTTATTATGGCAAGTTTCGCATATATTTATTAAATTGGCTTTATGATTTTTATTAAACTCGCCATTAATAATTCCATCTTTTGCATTTTTCTGGTATTGTAAATGATGGACTTCTGTCCCTTCATTGTTACTACACAATTCACACATTCCTCGCAATTTATTTGCATTATAACGGCTCTTTTTCGCTTCTAATACACTAATACTAGATTTATTATATTTATTTCGAATAGCATATGCCCGCTCAATAAAATCATCAGGTAAGTCTAACGATTTACAAACTTCTAGCCCATACATAGACTGTCCTGGTCCTGTGCGTAATTTTCTATTATAAATTAATGTCTTTTGCTCACGGTCAAAAAATACACTCATATGATATATTTTCATAGAATCTAGATTTTTCACCTCTTCATATTCTAAAATTTCGTGAAAGTGAGTAGCAAATAAAAAGGTGCTAGCCAGGCTATGTAATCTCTCTAAGCTCGAAACAAAAATGCTTAGTGCAGACGTCGATTCGGTTCCACTACATAATTCATCGCCCAAAATAATGCTTTTACTATTAGCATTTTTCAATATTGTTCGCAATTCGCACATTTCTACAGCAAATGTAGAGAGACCTTTGAAAATATTATCATTACCTAATAGTCTAGTAAATAAATATTCATATGGATAATAAGTAAATTCTTCACACGGCACAAACATACCCGCTTGCGCCATAATAAGCGCGATTCCAATCGATTTTATAAAGCTAGTTTTACCTACAGCATTTGTTCCATATAATAATAGTCCGTTATTGGACGTCCCAATTTCTAAATCATTTGTCACATATAATTCATTAGTATTTAATTGCTCTATTAAGCAATGTCTAATTTTTTTAAAGTTAACATATGATTTGTTAGAGCCTACATTATTATTATTATTAATACTAATAACAGGACGACAATAGTTATATTTTAACGCATTATATGCTTTAACATAACATACATCACTTAGTGCAATAAATTGAGAGATTTTGCCAAGCAGTGAAAATCTCTCGTTTTTCGAATTACTATTTATATTACTTACATTTGTATTTGTTACAACATTATATATAATGTTTTTAAACTCGTATAAAATGGCTTTATAATTGCTATTAATTTCTTCTATTAGCTCTTCTCGAGAATTTTGAATGTTATAACATAACTTATCGATTTCTGTAGAATAAACAATAATATTTGAATTAGCAGACCCGTGATTTTTGAATAATATGCTCGAGAGATCGATTTCAATAATTTCGCCAAATTTACTATATTTTGAAGTATAATTAATATATTCATATTTTGTTCCCGACTTTTCAATAATCTTTTGTATAATTTCCTTTAAAATTGCTCCGCGTCGCTTTGTAGTAATTAGCATAACCTCATTTTTAGAAGTTTCGTGAAACTTAATATAACCACCGCTAACCACATCATCGTTTTGCAATGGCGGATTTGCAATATAGTCGCTATTTTTATCCTCGTTAGTCTCTTTTTTGGATGTTTTTGCTTTTGCCTTGGCTTTGCTAATAGCGCTTGTTTTCGATTTTTCATATTCCATTAATAAATTAGAGAAAAAAAACGCGATTGCCTCCAATTGTTGTCGCGAGTCGACACACTTCTTATAGAGTTTACTTAAATTTGTATTATAGTTTTGATTAATAAAAAACATAGCCTCTAAATCATTGTTATTTAACTTATCGATCACTACATTAAGCTTTGAAAGTTCAAACACACTAGCAATATAATTATTAATTTTATTACAAGCTTCGCTAATATCATAATTAATAATATGTTCAATGTAAAGTGCTAGTTCCTTATTTTCCTGATTACAAGTAATTTTCTCAAATAATGTTGAAACATTAGAGAGATTATTATATAAGCTTGCAAAATCACGCGGTTCAATTTTACCTAGCACAAGCTTTCTATCTATTTTTTCAATATCTCTCACGTTTAATAAATATTCCCTAATTGTTTTATAAAATTGTGTTTTTAATAAATGCTCTGTAACATCGTAACTAGCATTTAAACTAGCACTAGCGCAAATAGGGTGTAATAAATCATAATTAAATTTACGCTTACCCGCATTTGTAATACAATTATTTAAAAAGTTTGCTACACAACCTAACTTACCATTATGACGCTGATCACTAATCATATTTAACTGTTTGAGAGAATGATTAGCCAATATTAATTTAGAATTAATATTTTCAAAGCACGGAAAATCAATGTGTTTAATTAGCGCAGGATTGTGTTTGTCAATAAAATCAATGAGAAAACATAAGCTCTGATTTGCAATACTATAATTTTGAAATTCAAAATTTGTTCTATATGCTCCCGCGCCATATATTTTGTCAATAAGCGTTTCTTGGTATACTTGTTTTTCACAATTGGCAGCTATTTTCTCAAAACTCTCGACTGCTTTGCTAACACTCGCATTTCTATTAATTGTAACCTCTTTTTCATCTAAATATACTTTATGTATTTTTTGTGCATTAATATTAGCATAACTAATAACATCATCAATATATGTGTTGCTATTTGATTCGTTGCTATTCATTTTATTGCTATTCATTTTATTGCTATTCATTTTATTGCTATTCATTTTATTGCTATTCATTTTATTGCTAATAATAATTACTTCACTCGGATTATAAATAGAAATGTATTTTTCTAATTGGTCATAAGTAGTTGGACTATTCTCATAAGGCTGTGAATATTCATAATTTACTAGTTTTCCTGTTAAAATATCAATAATATTTAGCCCAATAGTAAGTGTTTCATTTTTAACAAATTTATTTGGCTTGCTATAATGTATCCACAAGCATAGTGTATTATTGCTTAAATTGGTGTTGTTATTCGAGTTTTCACTGTCAGAGTTAGTGTTGTCATTAGTATCAAAATATGTTCCTGGAGAATATATACCCACTAAACTTCGACTTGTATTTTTCATTTGTAAGTCTTGAGCATAAATAATGACAGTATATCCATTATTTAGCATACGTCTTACATATTTATCGAGTTGAGGTAGCCCGAATCCAGCCATTACAACATTTTCATCATTAATCATTGTATTCTTGTGCGCTATAACCATATCATTAATTTGAGCAAAATCCACAATATTACTTCCTTCATAAATACCTTCACCTTTTTTAATAGCATAACATTCGTAAAAACTGCCAACTTGCATCAGCACCAATGTTTTGTCTCCATAAACTTCCTTGTAGTTTTTAGTATGTTCTAAATATTCTTCTACAAGTGTCATAGTATTGTATTAATAACGTATATTCATTATAAATACAATTTTAGCTCTAAATAGTTTTAATATATTAACTTTTTTGCCATTATTTACCTTTTTTTGGTGCGCGATATCCTCCTCCTCGCACTCTGCTTAATACATTATTAACATAATTGACATCTTGATTTTTTCCATTTAATTGTATAAAATCATTGTCGTTTTTTAAAATCATTGATGAATTTCCTATTGTTGCTAATCTTAAACGCTGTATTCTTAATTCACTGCTCATATTTTCTAAAGGCTTTGCGCACACATTTGATGTTAATTTATTTGTTACTAAGCTATAGTCAGCATTTTTCTTTAAATTTTCGGAATTATGAGAAGAAAAATTAAATGCTTTCCTTCCTAAAATAAATGTGCTTGTTCTATCTGTAACATTGCTACCATTTGAAGGCATATTCTTTGAAATGTGTTTTGACATTATTATTATATAAGTATTATTATATAATAAAAAGATATAATTATTTATTTCTTTATTTCTAAATCTCTCTAAAACATTCTCATAAACTTGGGAGATTCATTAAATTTTTGTTTTACTAAAGAAGTTATACTTCTAAAAAAATAGTTATTTATTGCATCAATTCGTTTTGGTTCAACTTTAGACGCGACTACTGGTTCGACACTAGGTTCGACTTGAGGTGCGACTTGGGGCTCTACTATAGGTTCGACTACTGGCTCAACTTGCGCCTCAACTACTGGCTCGACTTGTGCCTCAACTACTGGCTCAACTTGCGCCTCGACTTGTGCCTCAACTACTGGCTCAACTTGCGCCTCAACTACTGGCTCGACTTGTGCCTCAACTACTGGCTCAACTTGCGCCTCAACTACTGGCTCAACTTGCGCCTCAACACTTGGCTCAACTTGCGCCTCAACTACAGGCTCAACACTTGGACTAACTTGTGCCTCAACTACTGGCTCAACACTTGGCTCAACTACTGCCTCAACTACTGGCTCAACTTGCGCCTCAACACTTGGCTCAACTACTGGCTCAACTTGCGCCTCAACAACTGGCTCAACTTGCGCCTCAACACTTGGCTCAATTACAGGCTCAATAACTGCCTCAACTACTGGCTCAATAACTGCCTCAACACTTGGCTCAATAACTGCCTCAACACTTGGCTCAATTACAGGCTCAACAACTGGCTCAACTTGCGCCTCAACTACTGGCTCGACTTGTGCCTCAACTACTGGCTCAACTTGCGCCTCAACTACTGGCTCGACTTGTGCCTCAACTACTGGCTCAACTTGCGCCTCAACAACTGGCTCAACTTGCGCCTCAACACTTGGCTCAATTACAGGCTCAACAACTGGCTCAACACTTGGCTCAACTACTGGCTCAACTACTGGCTCAACTTGCGCCTCAACAACTGGCTCAACTTGCGCCTCAACACTTGGCTCAATTACAGGCTCAATAACTGCCTCAACTACTGGCTCAATAACTGCCTCAACACTTGGCTCAATAACTGCCTCAACACTTGGCTCAATTACAGGCTCAACAACTGGCTCAACTTGCGCCTCAACTTGCGCCTCAACTTGTGCCTCAACTTGCGCCTCAACTTGCGCCTCAACACCTGGCTCGACTTGTGCCTCAACTACTGGCTCAACTTGCGCCTCAACAACTGGCTCAACTTGCGCCTCAACACTTGGCTCAATTACAGGCTCAACAACTGGCTCAACACTTGGCTCAACTTGCGCCTCAACTACTGGCTCAACTACTGGCTCAACTACTGCCTCAATTACCGGCTCAACAACTGCCTCAACACTTGGACTAACTTGTGCCTCGACTACTGCCTCATTAACATCGGTCGTGGGCATAATTTCATTATTTGCTTCTTGCTCCATTTATAATATTTATAAATATAAAAAATATTATAAACTTAGCTTAATATACTAAATAGATTAATATATATATTTTATTTTCTAACTCTATTTATAGCATGCTGTGATTGAGAATTACTAGCACCTCCATAAGTCCAATCGTTAAAATTTTTATTTAATGCTTGTAACTTCTTAAATCTTATATAATCGGAACCAGCGTGAACAAATTTAGGATTACCAGAATACATTGCTACACCATTTTGACCACTTATTCCATCACCTCTAACTTGTAGTCTTGACAAATTATTTCCACCTACTTGATTAGACTCGCGTCCGTAAATAATATTTGTTGCAACATTATTATTTGTTATAACATCTCCAGCATTATAAGCAGTTCTAAAAGGACCTAATACATTATTGTTGTAAAGCAATGGAGAGGTGTCTAGACCTTTATTATACATATTACCAAAGGCACGTGATAAATATTTGCGACTTAATGCCCTATCGCCACCTCCATCCATTGAACCGTGTAACATAGGCTGTCCAATATTTGATTTTCCACCTAGTGAGTTTTTATCAAATATCATAATATATTATTACTATATATATTTTATTTTATTTTAAAGAAAATAAAGAAAATAAAGAAAATAAAGAAAATAAAGAAAATAAAGAAAATAAAGAAAAAAAATATTACTAAATTATTAATCTTATAAATAGTTGTTTAAATAACAAATTTACTCACACATAATTCGCGGAGCAATGTTCATCGTAATTAATTCTTGAAACATAAGTTTGCAAGCATACGGTATTTCCACGTATTTAAAATCATTTCTATTTCCACAAGTATTACAATAATGAATATGCTCTTTATTATTAAATGAAGCAATCAATCCACATTTATTACATACAAATACGCTAAATGCGTCAGAGGCATCATAAATTCGCCCCTTTGTAAATCGAGAGGCACCGTGTGAAATCATACAATCGCGTTCCATTTCTCCAAACCTAAGACCACCATCACGTGAACGACCTTCAGCAGGTTGTCGAGTTAAATTAACCATAGGACCAATAGATCTACTATGTTGTTTATCATTTACCATATGCTTAAGACGCTGATAAAATGCAGGTCCAATAAATATATTCATTGTTAATTGTTCGCCAGTGAGCGCATTATACATTAGCTCATTTCCTTTTGATTCATATCCTAAATCATTGAGTTTATCAATAATATTAGAAATGTCGAATTCTCCAAAACTAGTTCCATCACCAAATAATCCCATTTCGAGTAAAACTTTGCCTAACAGTGTTTCTTTTAACTGAGCAATTGTCATACGACTTGGAATAGCGTGAGGATTAATAATAATATCCGGCTTTAATCCGCTTGCTGTAAAAGGCATATCTTCTTCAGGAATAATATTGCCAATTGTTCCTTTTTGTCCGTGACGGCTTGAAAATTTATCTCCAATTACCGGCTTTCTAAAGTTACGAATACGGACTTTGCAAAAATTATAGCCATCTCCGTTTGTTTCAATATAGTTCTTATCTACATAGCTTTCTTCTTGTGTTCTATGCGAAATAGAACCATCGCTAAATTTTACACTTTTTGTAAAATCGTTTTTATTTTCCTTAATCGGAATTACTTTACCAATAATAATGTCTCGGTCCTCAATTAGCGTGTTTTCTTTCATAATTCCTTGCGAAGTTAATTTATCGTAATTACCGAATTTAATATTCTTCGTTTTGGTTTTATCTGGCTTACATCTGACTTCTTCTGTCCCAAATAATTTTTTATCTTCATCTTTCTCTGTATGATAAATGGTTGCTAAAAATAGGCCTCGGTCAATAGAACCCTTGTTAAATAATAAGGAGTCTTCTTGATTGTATCCACTATGACTAGCAATAGCTACAATTACTTGCTGACCAGATGGAATATTATTTAATTTGATAATATTCATTATACGCGTTTCTACAAGCGGGCGCATCGGATATGTTAATACATATGCGGTCTTGTCCATACGATTGTCATAATTAGTTACATACATTCCAATAGCTTGCTTACCCATAGCAGATTGATATGTATTACGAGGTGATTGATTAGAGTCAGGAAAAGGAATACACGATGCTAAAATACCAAATATAGTGCTTGGGTGAATTTCACAATGACTATAATGATAAATATTGTTGCTATTGCTATTGTTGCTATTGCAATTATTATTAGCTAAATCAGAAGTTCTCATAGCAATCATTGCATTATTTTGTTCGTATGAATCTACATACTCAATAATTGAGTCTTCTAACTTAATTCCTACAACCAAATCATCCCAAGTTAGTTCATCGTCTTTAATTTTTTGAATAATCGAATTTGTATATAGCACTTCATTGTGTTTAATTTTTAATAACGGACGCGTAATACGCCCAGCATCATTACAAACTCTGATTTCTTTAAGTTTGCTATTAAATATAATAGAGGTATAAATATTGATAATACCTTTATATTTTTTATCCTTTAAGTTAATATACACCTTTTCGGGGTCATTTGTAATCCCAACCCATGAACCATTAATAAATACTTTAGCATAGTCGTCTAAATCTTTATATGAGCCGTCGTAAGTGTCGAGCGACTGAATAATAGGTAATATATAATCATAAAGTCCTGAGCTGTTAGAATTAATAGTTATATGCGATAAATACGCAAGATTTTTAACAACGCCAACAGATTGCCCTTCTGGTGTTTCTGCAGGGCATAAAAATCCCCAAGTCGAATTGTGGAGACGTCGCGGAGGGACTAACTTTCCGCTTTTGTCAATAGGCGTATTGACTCGCCTAAGATGACTTAGACTCGATAAATAGGTAAGCCTATTTAAGACTTGAGCAACACCGACCTTGTTGCTATTAATTTGCTTAATACCAAAATCACCAGTAGCTAAGGCGCGTTTTATCCCTTGCTCAATAGTAGTAGACTTAATAATCTTATAAATGTTGGTTTTTGTAATAATGTTTTCATAGTCATCGTTCGATTTCCAAGAACCACTATTTATTTCACGAATAATTTGTTTTTTCATATCTTTAACAAGTTTATTAAAATAGTTACGTAGTAAATTATTTAATAGAGGTCCTGTTAAATCGATGCGCTTATTCATATACGAGTCACGGTCGCTTTCTTGCAACCAACCAAACGAGGTTTGTAGTAACATATTTGTCATATAGCCTAACATATATATTTTTTGTGTTTCTGTCTTGCAGTGAGGAAATATGTCATTGCTTAATACTTCCATCGCAAAATCGTATTTCTTCTTTGAACCTGTTTCTTTATCCATATTCATAGGTGTATAAATTACGTTATTTACAATAAACTTAATGGCCGAATCTTTTGTCATATATTTATTAGCATCAATAATAGATGCTTTTAGTGCAAACAGCATTTTTTTCATATTTTCATTAGCAATATTTAACATAATTAGCTCGCAAATTTCTTTATCGCTAATAATGTTGAATGCCCTAAAAATTATGAATAATGGAATAGGAATTTTAATGCGCGGAATTTGTAAATAAATAGCGTTTCCATATCCGTTATTTCTCGACGCAATATACATCGTAATTTGTTTAGGAGAAATACACTTCCAATCAGGAATGCATTTCATTTCGGCCTTCCAAGACCATTTATTGTTATTTTTTTCGATGTTAAAACAATAAATTTGATTTTCGGCTGCGCGTTCTTGACTAATGCAAGTTTTCTCTGAGCCGTTAATAATAAAATATCCTCCTGGGTCCATATAGCATTCGCCTGTTTCATTGTGGTCTAAATGTTTGTATTGATTTAACACACACAAATCAGATTTTAACATAATAGGCAGCTTTCCAATATGAACGTTTTTAATCTTCTTTTGATAATTTAAAACATTCTTATAATTTTCGCCATTGCGAACAGTATATTTAATATTTAAATCAATAGTCATTGCCGACGAATATGAAATATTACGCAATCGGGCTTCTTGTGGAAACATAATCTTTGTTGAACCGTTATTTTCATAAATTTGAGGGCGATATATTGAGAAATTTTCAAATGTAATTTCAATTTCTAATCTATGCAAATTGTGTTCTTTAATGTAATCATGATCAGAAACTATTAATAGCGGATTAAACATTTCAATCGTTTGTTGAATTTGATTATTTACAAAATAATTATATGACTCCAATTGATGCTTAACTAGCTGTTTTAAATGTTTATGCTTAAAATACGATTCAATAAGAATCCACGGAATTTCTGATTTAGAAGTTTCCGCTTCCTCTTTAGAAGGAACCGAATCCGAATTAGAAGGAACCGAATCCGAATTAGAAGGAACCGAATCCGATTTAGAAAGCATCTCCATCTCCGATTTAGGGATATCAGAATTCATAACTGTTATGAAATATTGAGATTTGATAATAATTAAATCAATTTTTTATAAAATTTGGTTAATTAGTATTAATTAAAATATTAGCAATATTTTAAATAATAATATAAAATTTAGTATGTCAACACAAAAAATATTAACAATAAATCCAGAATTATTCAAGTTTAATGGCAGTAAAAAAAGTTTAAAAAAAAAAGAGCGAAAAATAAAACCACTAGACACTAAAATTAACTCATTAAAAAGTAATAAATTAAAAAAGGAATTATTAAAAAGAGTAAAAGATTATCAAAAAAAACAGGAATTAGAAACACATAAAGGAGAGAATAATGAAGAGTTAGCAAGTGGAAATAATTTATTTGACAAAAGTGAATTTGAAAATAGTGATTTTGAGAGAGAATTTAATAAATCTCTCACATTTTTACACGACCTATCAAAAAGAAAGAAGGAAAAACGTAACAAAACATCAAAAGCAGTTACATCAACAATAGATGTAAATATAGAAATACCAAAAGATAGCATTATGTATAATAATGCTAAACAGCCTAGTTATGGTTGCTTAAAAAATGGTTCTAAGCCTACATTAAAAGATTTAAATAAAACACAAAAAAATAATAATCAGGGCTCCGGAAAAAGACTAATCATTGATTTAAACAATAACAAATATTATGAATGTAAAACTGCAACATTAGATAATCAATGTAACGTCACTCCAATTACTAGTATAGAAACTGAGTCACAAGAGCTACAAATTAAGCCCCAAAGTCAAGAATTACAAATACAAACTCAAGAATTACAAATAAAGCCAAATGAAATACAAATACAAACACAAGAGTTACAAGCTAAAGAGTTACAAGCTAAGCCAACAAAACCAACAAAACTAAATGAAATACAAATACAATCTAAAGAGTTACAAGCAAAACCAATTGTATATTCTGATGCTACTAATCTCTCAGAAACTAGCACAACAGAGTCAGAAATATTAAAATCATCAGAAGATGATACTATTAGCTTACATATTCCAAAAATAAATAGAACAACTAGAACATATAAATATACTTTAGGGAAAAAGAACGGTGCTAGACATATAGGTCTATTGATTAAAAACAGAGAAACACAAAAAAGAATTAAACAAGAAGTTAGTCAATTAAAGCAACAACCTATTCAAGAAGTAAAAAATTATTTACGCACTAAAAATCTTATAAAGTTAGGCTCACAGGCTCCAAATGATGTATTACGAAAATTATACGAAGATAGTATTTTAGCTGGTGAAATTACAAATAATAATGCTAATAATTTAGTATATAATTTTATAAATTAAGTTTTAGTATTTTTTAGTATTTTTTATTTATTAATTTGAATATTATAATTATTAATAAAATAGAAAACCCAACATAATATGTTTTTATTAAAAACTCATCTTGAAAATTAATTTGATTTATTGCATTTTCAAATTCTGTTACGCTTTGTATTTTATCAGTATTTTGATATATAATATTATTAATTATATTATTAAAAGTCTCACCTACTGGTCCTGCTCCCGGTCCTGGTCCTGCTACTGTTTCTGTTCCTGGTCCTGTTCCTGCTCCTGGTCCTGTTCCTGCTCCTGGTCCTGTTGCTGGTCCTGGTCCTGTTCCTGGTCCTGGTCCTGTGCCTCCTGCTACTGTTCCGGCTCCTGCTACTGTTCCGGCTCCTTCTCCTGCTCCTCCAGCTAAAGGCTGTGTAGGTGCTACAGGTTCTGCTACTTCTTCTGGAATATCAGGTATTATAGGTTTTCTGATTAGAAAAAGTTTTTCATCTTTAATTTCTCTTATATCGTCTAAACTCAAATATGCATCTGGACTAAAACCTTTATAATTGGCAGCGGAATTTTCAGAATTAATTATGTGGCATTGCATATTAACTTTCATACAATACGGGTTAGTGTCTCCAGCAAATGCAGTCATTATATCCATCACATTACCGCCAATTTTCCCAGCACTTCCAAAAGTTGCTGGAACCAGTCCATTTACATCATTTTGAGGTCTCCCACCTGTTATCAACCCTCCTATAGTGGTAGCATTATCTATATATTTGTGTAAATAATGGTCACCTGAAATTGTTGCTCCTGCTTCATCTATTGCTCTACATTTTATATTTGTTTTTAGAAAATATTTGTTACCAATAATTCCTCTACTTAAATTATCCTTACATACATCAGCTGAACCAGGAGTGGCATCTATTGTCAAATATTCTATATAACTAAGTAACCCACTAAATACTTTCCCTGTATTTTTCATACTAAGTCCTCCTTGTGTAAAATTAGTGGGAACCATATCTTCACTATGTTTAACACAATAAGAATATGGATGTTGAATACCTAAATGTTTATTAGAAATACATATATTTGGATTAGCCATTTTAATTATATATATAAGTATTTAAAATATATTAATATTTTATAAACACAATACTAATATATATAGTTAATAAATATTATATATGTAGTTTTTATATATTTATTAACCACTATTTAACTTATCATCAGTGGTATATAAATTATTTTCATCATTTTTCATTTTATTATCGCCACTGCTTCTTTCATTAGCAGCTGTTTTATGGCGTTCTACTGATGTATCATCACTTTCATCACTTACTTCAGAAAGAAACCCTTCAATAGAACCATTAATGAAACCAAATAATAGTGTTGCTAGCAATATTAATATTAGTAGCAATATTTTTTGATAACTTTTAAAATTAGCTTGTATTTTTCTCTTCATATATTTTATATTAATTTTATATTAATTTTATATTAATTTTATATTAATTTTATATTAATTTTATATTAATTTTATATTAATTTTATATTAATTTTATATTAATTTTATATTAATTTTATATTATTTATTTATATAATATAAAATGAAACTATATTTTACTCAGTTACAACCAAATATATCGTGGAAAGCCTCATCAAATAACAATGTAACAATTATTCCTAAAAATATAAAAAATGAAATACCGGACAATACTAATATAATTGCTCCGTGGAACGAAGAATGTCCAGTAAAAAAATACAAATTTAATGCAAACCCTATAAAGCATTATAGAAAACAATATGTGACTAATAGTTCCAAAGAAAATACCTTTAGCAATCTTTCTTTCATAGGAAGCATGGACAAGCCCGGAAATAACATTGTAACACAAAATTTAAAAAATAATGAAACAAATTCAGGTGTATTAACATATATACAAAATAATGTAGATTGTGCTACTTTGTCTAGTGACAAATTTTATGACCCGTCTTTAAATAAAGTAGTATGTACATCATTACATGCGTCAGCGCTAGTAATTAAATCAGCTACTACAAATCTCTCTAATGATTATTCATCGTCGCATAAAGAACTATTATATAAACATAATAAAACCTTTACTCAAAATCTACCTCTCAGTACTGTTGCTAATGGTGGGCTAGCTATGAATTGTTATAATGCTAGTGCTTGTGCTATTAAATTTAATCCATCTAATACTAAATACCAAACTCAAGGTCCAATAACATCAAGTGCTCGAATTGCAAGTTTAAAATATAATTGCGGAGACTGTGTTGCTACTAAATCAAATATTAATAATTGTCCGCCTACTATGCCATTAGACGAATGCAATGAACTAACTAAAATTTTGCAATCTCCACTATGTTATGGTTGTATAGGTGATAAATCAAATATTCGTCGCAAACGAATTAACATATTAAAATAAACTCTTAAAAATTTATATACTTAAAAATTTATATACTTAAAAATTCATTCACTTAAAAATTCCTTATTTACACTAAAGTTGTGTTTTTTGCACCAATTTATAGATTTTTGCATATTAATATTTATTAGCATATTCAATTTATTAAAATATTTATTTACAAGAATTTCTTTTGCGCTTATATTATATTCTTTAGAAGTCTTAAAATTAGTACTAATTATAGAATGTTCAAAATCTACTAAATCAATATCTAAATTATCCTCTATAGTTAATGTTTCAATTGCCTCACAACCATTGTTACCATTGTTATCATTGTTAGTGTTATCATTAATATTGTTATCATTGTTACCATTAATATTATTAATATTATCAATGTTAGTATTAGTATTGTGATTATTGTTTTTTTCTATTAATATTTCTTCAATGGAGTATAAATATATTTTATTTGATATATTTAAATATTTCAGAATTCCATTATAATTATTATAATTAAGTAAATTATATTCAATATTTAACATTTTTAGTTCGCGTATTAAACCCAACGTATTTTTAATATTTTCTAATTGTTGTTGGCCATAAATAGCATTAATTTCTTGCAATTTAGTAATAAATAATTGATTAAAATGTATATTAAATAAACTATGGATAGATTCAACTTGATTGATTAGTATATCAAAATTCTCAATAATATTTGAAATTATTCTTTTATTATTATTCTTATAATTTCTACAAATAATATATTTTTCAGAATTAGCACTTCTGCTTGTATTTGGTTTAAATATAAACACATTTTCATATAAATTACATAATAAGTAAATTACTTCTACTGTTTTTATTTTAAACACATCAAAAATCTTTAGCACAAAATGACCGCCTTTTTTCTGCATAATTAGTGCATAAAAAACTTGCGACAATATTAATTTGAAAGATATGTCTTCTTGATTATTAAAGTCCGATGAAAAATCGAAACCTCCGTCACCTGTTATATAGTCCATAGACTTAGCATATTTCTTATTACAATAAAGTAAATTTTCTTTTAAAAATAAGTCACCGTTTTTAGAGGCACCATATTCTAACTTAATATTTTTATTAGAATTCAATATATGTGAGGCTTTTTTCCACGATGGAATATTACTATTATCATTTATTAAAGTCATACCATAATAAATGTCAGCAGTATTTTTTCTTTTATAATTAAAAGCTTCAATAAATCCACCAGGACCTTCTGCCAAATGAAATGATTGTATTGGATTTCTATCTGTTAAAAAATCGAATGTATTTATCATTTCAATCATTTTAAAAAAAGACCTAGATAGTGGTTTATATTTACATAGCGAACATTTATGATTAGGAACAATAGTATGTATATATTCATATGGATTAGTAATTTTTTTCATAATATCCCAATACTCGTAATATTCGTCTATAGATTGTTTCAAAATAAGCAAATAATGATGTAATGAGTTACACAGTAAAATGTCATTGTTTTCTAAGTTGTTTTTTAAATGCGTTTTATCATTTTTATAAATAATATTAAAATCTAAATTTAAGTTGTTCAAGTTAGGTAAGTTAATATATGTCATAAATTTGCTTTTGCTACTAACATATACTAGTTTTAAATGTTTATATAATTATAAAAAATATATAAATATTTAATGTTTTCTTTATGTTAGTTTTCTTTATGTTAGTTTTGACTTTTGACTTTTTAATTTTTCCTTTGTTTCTGCTTTTTTAGATTTCTCAAGTTCTTTTAATGCTTGCTTTTCTTGTTGGCTTTTTAGTTTTTCTTCAAGTTTAAGTTTTTTTGTTTGTTCTGCCAATTTTATTTTTTCATCGACAGACAATTTAATTTTAACAGATGGTTTCACCCCTTCAACTAGTGCATCTTCTAAAGTTTGATTTTCTTGCAAATATTTTTCGGCTAATTTTTTAGATTTTAAATCAATATTTTCCTTTATAGTTGTTTCCAAATTTTTATCAACATCATCAAATTCTTTAATAGAAGCATTGACCGCGTCGCGCTCCTTATTATTTTGTTTTTTGCTTACTAGTTCATCCGGGTCATATTCAACATTCCTTATTTTTTTGAATATAAAATAATTATTTAAAAACGAAATCTGTTTTTCTTCGTCGCTTAAATCTAATGCACTGCCTAATTTTTTCGCCAAATACGGAGTTCTTTCCACTTCCATCTTCATAAAATTATATAACTGCTCAAAATTACCCATTGAATTAGGTAGATTTAATTGCTTATATTCGGTTTCTGTTAATAATACAAAGCCATTATTTTCCATAACTCGCAATAAATATTTATAATTTACTAAATACTCTCTAAAGGTTTTGTTTATTGTTTCCTGATAAATATCAATTCCATAACCTAGCGACGTCTCATCGTCAATAAAATCATTAGCTTCAAATTTTTTAGTAAGCTCCCATATTTTTTTCTTATTTTTAAATATGCTAATAGATTCATTGATTTTTAAAGAATTTAACATATTGAAGATTTTCTGCCCATCATAGCACGTTCCAATAAAATAGCCTTCTAATGCGGTGCATTCTTTTACATTTTTAATAAATCCGTTTAATTTTGCTTCATTTTCAAACATATAATGAATGGCAAACTGGATAGAGCTAACATTAAATCCGTTACTTGCAATACCATAATTGTTATACACGCCTTTTCCTAATAAAACTTCGTTTTTTGTGCCCTCACCAAAAAGCGCCTTGCTAATTTGTTTTGATTTATCATCGTAAAAGGCAGACCCATCTTTAATATTTAAAATACTGTTTCCGTGTAAAAACAGCGCCTTTGGAATAATGTTTAATTGTTGCGCATAATTTAAAAAGCGCGCGCAAGCACCGTCCAATCTATTTTCAATGTTATCTTTGCTAACATCTATACCCAGCACAAAATTAAGATTAGCGGCAATCCATTTAGGTAAATCACCGCCTTTACCTACTGCATAATCTATTAGCGAATAACCCGACCTCGCTACTTTAGTAATCAACATATTTTTAACGTATAAATTATGAAAATCGCGCAGCGACTTCGTTTCAGATGCTTTAGAAATTTTATTATAATAAACATCGTCATCATTATTTACTGTTACACCGTTCCCACTTGTTAAGATTGTTTCGCTTACGGGGTTGTGTATTGATTGCCAATTTGCATTAGCTACGTGATAAGCATTGCCGAAATTTTTACCTCCAGAGCGCAATTCGCTTGTTTTATCATAACGAATGCGAAGAGGTTCCCATTTCCAGAAATCGGGTTTAGCAACATTATAAGCAAACTCAACAATAGTATTGTCTTCAATTTCTTCACCCTCGGTTGTATAAATTTTGAGATTATTAGACTCATCTAACTTACCCATTATATTACATAATCCCGCATTTACATCATTAGGATTAGTAGGATAAAAGCGCGCTGGTTTATAATTATTTGCATAGCTATCTTTATTATAACGCTTAATGCTGTTGTTAATAATATCATTGTAAGGATTAATGTAACCGTGTTTTTTCTCGTCAAATCCAACATTTAATATTAATGTATAATAGCTCTGTATTTGGTTATATGAAGTTAAATCTTGCCCTTCACTATTTAACGTGCCTACATAATTTGCTCCAAACTCATTTTTTTTAAATTTTACCAAGAAATCAATAGTATTGTATTCGGGTGGTTTCCATTTAAACGATTGTACCCACGTATTTTTATAATTTGGAGCGACTATACCGGTTTGGGTGCTTGAAACACCGGTATTTGCAGGTGTAAAAATTAATCCATCGGTATTATATTCGTATAATCCTTCTTTAATATTATTTAAAATTGTAGCACAACCATCAAATATAGCAGTGCCGTAAAATTTCTTGACAACTATTCTAAGATGTATATTTGGATTGTTTGTAACTGATTTTAGTTCTATTATTTTAATAGCACTGCTTAATATATTAAGACGATATGCAACAGTATTTTCTTTAATGCTTTTAGTTTTATCTTTATCTTCTTTATTAGCATCTGCATTAGCATCTGCATTAGCATCTGCATTAGCATCTGCATTAGCATTAGCAATAGCAACAACTGCCTGATTATGTAATTTAATAAATGGTAGTCCTGTAACATTTTTTCCGCCTAAATAATATATATCGAAACAAGCATACATATTTATAAATTCGCCTTTTTTATTATGTAAAACGTGTTCTCCGTCTATAATAGTGTTATAAAGCTCTTTTTTCTCAGTATAGCATCCTGTAAACTGTAAATTTACAGTATTAGGAATAAAATATATTCTCCCATCGGGTGCTATATACAATAATTTTCTAGTTCCGTCCGCCTTATCTGTTACAGTATAATTGTTTCTAATATTAGGAATAGAACTATTAGTATCGTTTATTTCCGACTCAGGTAGTAGATTAATCATTTGTAAAGTGGATGAGGAAGGACCTATATGGTCTTTAACATTAATAGTCATATGTTGTTTATATTCGGAGCCTTTTATTAGTTTCAAATATTCTTGACTCACATTAATTAGCTCGCTAATTGTTACAGGATAATTGGTTTCTTGCAATCCAATTAAAATATATTTAATAACTTTTCGCAAATTAATATATAAAAATTCTTTGCTAGCGGTTAATTTATTTAAGCTAATAAATTCATTATTTAATTCAATCTCTATTTCGAAGTTCTCTAATGAATTAAACACTTCCGAATCCTTAATATTGTATTGTTCAATAAATCTGCCATCTTGTGATTTGGATGTTTTTACAATACTGCAATGAACTAAAAATGGCAATTGCGGGTGTTTGTATTCGTAACGCTTAATGTATCTAAATACTTTTTTAATCGAATTCCATTTATCTTTTAGTTCTTCAATGGAAGAATGAGTTAGTGCAAAGTTTTGCTCTACTTGATAACAAACGCGAAAATTATAATCGTCGAAATCTAGCGGATATAGCACAACTTTGTCATTTTTAAAATAGTCTTTTTGAACAAAAGAGAGATTTTGCTCGTCCAAAATTCCAGAAAAATTATTTAATTTGCAATAGCTTTGTATGTTTGGTAGTCCGGTTATTTGTGTTCTAATATTAGACATATTGCTGGCATTCATAATTTTTAACTGATAACTTTCATTATTTAATTTAAAATCATAATTGAGGAGGCTTTTTATAATATTATAAAATTCAACCTTATTTATATTTTTAATTTTTTTTGTTCCAAAGCGAATTTCAAATTCGGGGTGCATATTTTCAGGAAATCGCGCATAACTGGACAAATATATGTCAATATATTTTACAAATTTCTCACTAAGCTCGCCATTAAGTGTTTCTTGCGTGTTATTGGTTACTCTGCTTTTACTCATAATTAATATATAATAGTATTTATTATTTATTATTTATTAATTAATAATATTGTAGTAATATCAATTTTGATAAAAAAGGAAACAAAGAAAACAAAAAGAAACAAAGAAACAAAGAAACAAAGAAAAAAACCGGAAAAGTCCCCCCATTAGTTATGCGACTTGTCTTTAAATCAATTGTTTTAATATATTCTCGTATAACTCTTGCTTTTTCTTTTTTTTACCGTGTTCGTCATAAATAGTAATGTTTAATTTACTAGCAATAGTTGTTAAATCGCTTAAACTATAACTACTAAATGCTTTTAATGGTTTTTCAATGTTTTCAATATTGTAATAATTTTTTAATAATGTTTGAAGTTGCTCTTCGCTATAATGGGTAACTAATTGCACATCAAAATTATTGAATGTATCACTAATTTTAACATTTGAAATTTGTATTAGCTTATAATTTTTCAAATTAATAACGCTTTCATCGCTATTTGTGCATAGCACACAATATGTGTTATTGTCACGCACAACAATTACATTTATCAAATATAATACACATAAGGCGTGAAAGGTTTTAAAACTGATTTTCTCATTATTTGTTAAATCATCTTCCACAACCATTTTTTGTATTTTGAATTCTTTCAAAATATTTTTTTGAAGCCTAAGCTTTTCTACACTTGCAATCTTGAAATCTTTCATTGTTTTGAATGAATTAATATTTTCTAAATCGCTGTCTGCAAAATTATGCAATAGCTTATAAAATACCCAAAATAATTTATCAGCAAAATTTTTAGAATTATTAATCTTAATTGGTTCATAATATTTACTAAATTTTTTTGTATATTTTATTTGTATTTGACTTCTTGGAACATTGGCTGTTCTTACTAGTGCATTACTATTCGCTGTGCTATTCGCTGTGCTATTCGCTGTGCTATTCGCTGTGCTATTCGCTGTGCTATTCGCTGTGCTATTCGCTGTGCTATTCGCTAGTGGCACTACATTTTCTTTATAATTTAATTCATATAGCATATATTGCTTAAACTCGTGTAAATCAATGTTTTTGATTAATTCTTCCTTAGTAAGAGCTAACATTTAATAAATAGTATTATTTGTCTTTATTATCTTTAAAATAAGTTGTTTGCAAATTTCTTTTCAATTTTTCATCTTTATTAATTTCATTTTCTTGTTTTTTAACAAAATCAATATAATTATTAATCTCCTGATATGTTTTATATGAGATTTTGTTTAAATTGACAAAAATACCATTACTATTTTCATTTAAATAAACATTATTTAATTTTAAGATTTTACCTATTTCAATGTGGTGAAAGTTTTCAAGGACTTCAATTGCTTTGCACAATTTACTTAAGTCGCTTGAATTCGCATTATTTTCATTATTTCCAGAATCAATTAAATTAGTTTTCATAGTAATGTTTTCATTTTCATTTTCGTTTTCATTTTCAACGCTCATTATTATTATATTAAAAAATAGTTTTTAATATTATAATGTTTAATAATGTTTAATAATGTTTAATAATGTTTATAAATTATAGTTTTTAATATTTTGAGCAAGACTTTTTGGAACCCTAATTTGTAATTTATTTTCATCTTGTAATACGCTATTTTTTGGCTTTGAATAATCGTCAGTTTCCAAATCGTTTTTAAGCGTTTCATAATTATTAATACTTATTAATTCAGCAATTACACTAATAAATTTATCATTTAACTCATAACGTTGGCCCAAAATTCTAACTTGTAAAATATCGTTTTCTTTTATTTGTGAAAACATTTCATTATTGTAATGATGGTCACGAGCTATAAAAATAATATAGGGACTAGAACCATCGTCTAGGACTAACTCAGCACGAACACCTACTTTAGTTAATGATTTAGCAACACAATTAATTATCATCGACTCGACCGGATTTGTAATTAAACATTCAAATACGCACTCGAATAATACTTTATTGCCAAATAATTCACCACTAGAATAGGTCAATAATTTAACAGTATTGTTTTTAATAAACCCCTCTTTAATACATTTGTTTTCATTAAAGCTTTTGATTTTAGCCTCTAAAATATTATAAATATTATTGTTTATTTCATTAAAAGATAACACAATCTTTTGTGTTAATAATGAACGCATAAATATATGCGAATTATCTAAAACCGCTTTATTAGGAATAGCTTTCCGAGTTTGTATTTTAGACATAGTATACTAATATATATATTAATAATTTAATCTTTAAAATTATTTCAATTATATAAATAATTATATTTATATAATTTTTTTAATTTATTATTTATTATTTATTATTTATTATTTATTATTATTTATTATTATTTATTATTTATTATTATTTATATTATGGAAAAATTATAGATTATAGACTATTTATTAGTGCATCAGAGAGATTTATGAACCACCGTTTTCCATTATTTTTACGCATATCGTATAATCGAAAATAAATTTCTTGAGCAGCGCAAAAATATGTTTGATTTAGAGCTTTTAATGTATTAAGCACATCTTCTTTTACGTTTAAAAGTGTAAAAATCTTTTCAGTATTTGCTTTTCCTGCTTGATCACAACGAGCCCCTTTATTTGTTGCAGTTTTTATTTTGAATTCGGTAACTAATTCTTTTGTTATTTTTTTATTAACTGCTAAAATTCCTAAAACATCAGATAGACTTTCACTAGGTATTTTATTGGCTTCAATAACTTTATCAAAATCATTATAGTCTTCAAATTCGCCAATAATTAAAATCACATTATCAGGTTTTTTACTTTCACTTTTACTTTCACTTTTACTTTTAGTTACATTTTTTATCATATATAAGGTATAATCCCTAAACTCGCTTTTATTCGGTATTAGCAAAGCCTTAGCTTGTGTCTTAGCATTAGTGCTTTTCAATATTTTCGAATTATAATAATTCAATAATTGCTTATTAAAATCGGTTTCTTCGTTGTAGCTAGCATTGAATAAATAAATAGCAAGTAGCACCGTCTTATTATAATCCAAGTCATCAAGCAATATATGAATTGCTAGCCTATGAACTTCGTCACGTGTTAATTCTTTCTTTGCTCTCAAAATATCCATTATTTTACCATAATAAAAATATTTGTTATCTTTAATAGGTTTGGTCCCTTTTACTTGCTGAAAATGCGTAATTATGTATTTGTAATTATTTTCTAATTCTGCTATAAGCGATTTAATCAAAGTTATGTTGCTATTTGACAAACCGTCTAAATCGGGGTTTGCATATAGTTTGATTTGTGAAGTTTTTTTATCTTTTGTTTCTTTTGCAGTTAGACCCGTTTTTTCTTGTGTCTCGGTGTCGTCTATTCGGACCGAATCAGATATATTCACCTTTAATTCATTAGGTTTAGTTAGTATAGGATTGGTGCGCTCAAACAATGTTGCATCAGTATTTAAATCTGCCGGTTGAAAAATATACATAGTATCAATATTTATTAGTTTTCCCGAGTTATTATATTTATCTGTTATAAATATGTTTTCATTATTGACTAGCTCATCGAGCGCGTTGTTTATATGTTCTAATGGATAATCTTTAAACGCAGTAATGTGCTTAATAATGTCAGTCTTAGTATAAAAGTATTTTTCTTTATATAAATCTCTCAACATTTTTGTAAGGACTTCGTTATTTGTTTTCAAAAATGTGTCATTATATAGCGAACTATTTATTTTTATGCTTCTGCCATATATCTTGTCATAGTCTTCGCTAGAAGGCTTACAAAAATACCGGCATTCAGCCATATAATCGCAAAGAGCGCTATACGCTTTGTCGCCTATAGTATAGTTAATTGAAGAGTTATTAGAAAGAGTAATAGCCAATTCTTTATTCAAAAATTTCTCGTCGAATTTTTGTTGCTCGTAATTAAGTAAACAATCTATACTATGCTCTTTAAGCACGCGCGTAACTGTTCCAATTACTTTCGCTTTTTCTTCCGCTTTTCTATAAATAAATAAGTCTACCGACTCAGTATTATTATTTAACAATGTGCCATGCATATATATTTGCACATTTCGCAATTTAAGAGGGAGGTCCTTGTGACTGCACGTTCTAATTGCTCTGCCAATAATTTGCTCAATTCTATTTATATTATACCAAGGCTCTAAAATATGTATTTGTCTAATATATTTAAAATCTAATCCTTCACTTCCTGCTGCCGATAAAAGTATTACTTTCACTATTTCGCCATTAATATTATTTGTGTCAGTGCAAGCCTTTAAATCGCCCACTATATCAGGAGAAATATTGCTGTTTCCACTAATAATAACGTATTTTGCGCCTCTAAAACGCTGTCCCTGCTCTAATTCCGATTTCTTTTTATAAGTATTTACATCTAATTCCTCGCTTGGAGGACTAGCAAATAAAGATTTATTAGTTCCATAGCGAGTAAATCCCGCTGTTTCTAATGCTAATGCTAGCGGTATTAAACCCGAGTCAATAAATTGCGAATATATAATAATTGGACCTTGCGAATTAAAAACAGAGTCTAATATAGCTTTAATCTTTGTACTATATTTTTCTATTACATTATAATCAAATATATCACTTGTAGCAAATTCGCTATTAAATTTATAGCCATATCTTGATTTTGGTGCCTGGCTTTCTTCATAGCTCATTATATTATTTATGCCCATTTTACCAATAATATCTCTAATGTTAACAAGTCCGTTTATTTCCTCAAGATTAATATTAGCAATAACATCTTGAATATTTTCATAGAGCGTCATTTTTTCGTCAAAATAAGCCTCTAATTTACTATTAGGAAACACCATATTTAGCGCTTCTAATGGTTTTTGTAATAATGTGTATCCAAATGTTTCCATTGCATTAATTTTCTCTTCGTCGAATTTTGATATATTGTTTTTGAGGACAATATTATACACAAACTCTTGGTAAGGCGATATTTGATTTACATATATATCAAATAATTCTATTTTTTCGCTTAAGCTAACACCGTTGATTTTTAATTCGGGATATTTGGCATTAAATATGCTTCTAGTTTCTGAGAAATTATTTGGCAATATTCTAAACGGAAAGCTTAATGGATTGTCGCCTTTAACATAGCTAACATAGCCATTTATTTTTCTCTTAAACAATTCGAGACCAACTTGCTCGCCTGCACTATTTACAACAAAACTTCCGTCGCCGTTAAACACGTCTTTAAGCTCTATTTTTGACCTATTATCGTTAATATTTAAAATATTTATTAAAAAAATGATTTCTTTGAAGTCGTTAAACATTGGTGTTGCTGACATAAATAGCAACTTTAAATTGTCAACATTTTTAACTAAATTCATCAATTCGTTGGACACTAATTTATTACTGTTATCTTTAGACTGGCGTATATTATGTATTTCATCAATTATGATTAATCTATTATTAAAATATTTTTGCAATTTCTTTTTAATCAGCATTTTTCGCTTAGTGTTATTTGGATCGTCGGTTAATAACTGATTTGTAATGTTGGATTTTTTCATTATTAAATTGCCGAATTGTGTATAACCCATAAATAAATAGTAATTTGATATAATGTTTTTTACTATTTTTATCACTTTTTCACGTGATAAATTTTTTTGCAATATATTAATCTCATTTAATATGTTTTGACCTGCGCAATTATTAATAGTCCAATAACCATTGTGCAACTCTAATTTAGACTCGTCGAATAATTGTAAATAAAAATTTTCCTGCACATTTGGAGAGGCTACAATAATAATTCTATCATTATAGCCCATATATTGCAAATATTTTCTGGTTTCTTCTGCTACCCCTATTGCTGAGCACGTTTTTCCTGTTCCTAGTCCGTGAAATAATAAAAGACCATTATATGGTGTATGTATTGATAAAAAGTTTTTTATAAATTTTTGATATGGTGCTAATTCAAAAGCCTTATTGCATATTTCATTTGCTTGCTTTTCAAAATCTGTGTCAATATTTATTTTTATTTTATTTTCCATAAGCTCTTTGTTGTGTGCTATTTTAATATTGAAAAATTCATCATCGTGATGAGGATATAAATATTTATAATTACTATTTAGCGGGTTTTTTAACTCCTTTGCATTTAATAACTCTAAAGCATTTAAATAATATTTTAAATCTGTTTTTGTATTTACACCACTTTCTAGGCCTTCCAATTCTGATTTGTCTATAGTTATTTTGTTTATATTCTCTCTAAATAGTGAGGCTAAATATAAATTATTCTTTTCTTTTGTTTCGGGCTGTTTTATACTTGAAACAACGTCTTCTGAGCCTTCTTCTTCTTCTGGTTCCTCTGGTTCCTCTTCCTCTTCTTCTGTTTCCTCTTCTGTTTCCTCTTCCTCTTCTTCTGTTTCCTCTTCTGTTTCCTCTTCTGTTTCCTCTTCTTCTTCTTCTAAACTAGTCTCTTGTGGTTCAACTTTTTTTCCTTCGCCTAAGTCTGTATTCTCAATTAGTTCTGGTTCTTCTTCTTCATATTCTGGTTCTGCTTCTATTGCTTCTATTGCTTCTTCATCTTCTGTTGCTTCTTCTTGCTCTGCTTCGTCTTCTTCTGCTTCTTCTGTTGCTTCGTCTTCTCTTGTTTCTTCTTCATATTCTGCTTCTGCTTCATCTTCTTCATCTGCATCTTCTGTTTCTGCTTCCTCTGCTTCTTCTGTTTCTTCTGTTTCTGCTTCCTCTTCGTCTTCATCTTCCTCTTCATCTTCCTCTGTTGCTTCCTCTGTTGCTTCCTCTGTTGCTTCCTCTGTTGCTTCCTCTTCTTCTGCTTCAGCTTCTTCTTCTTCTTCTTCTTGCTCTTCTGTTGCTTCCTCTGTTGCTTCCTCTGTTGCTTCGTCTTCTTGCTCTGCTTCCTCTTCTGCCTCTTCTGCTTCCTGTTCTTCTGCTTCCTCTTGTGCTTCCTGTTCTTCTGCTTCCTCTTCTTGCTCTGCATCTTCCTGTTCTTCTGCTTCCTCTTCTGCTTCCTCTTCATCTTCTTGTTCTTCTTCTGGTTCTTGTTCTTCTTCTTCTTCTTCTTCTGTTTCCTCTTCTGCTTGCTCTGCTTCCTCTTGTGCTTCTTCTGCTTCCTCTTGTGCTTCTTCTGCTTCCTCTTGTGCTTCTTCTGCTTCCTCTTGTGCTTCTTCTGCTTCCTCTTCTGCATCTTCTGCATCTTCCTCTTCTGCTTCTTCTTGCTCTTCTGCTTCCTCTTCTTCTTGCTCTTCTTGTTCTTCCTCTTCTGCTTCCTCTTCTGCTTCCTCTTCTGCTTCCTCTTCTGCTTCCTCTTGTGCTTCCTCTGCTTCTTCTTGCTCTCCTTGTTCTGTTTCTGGTTCTGCTTCTTTATTTTGTTCCGGTTTTTTCGAACTAAATAAATTACCTAATATATTCATTTACTATATATTAAATATATAGTTTATAAGTTTTTAATAAACTATTTAAATAATTTATAATATTTTTTTTTTCATAATTATATTCTCTTAGATAATTAGATACATTGTCTATAGACACCCATTTAATTTCGGTAATTTCATAAATTTGATAATTATTCTTAGGAATATAATTGTTATTAATTATACCAATAAAGTATTTATGCTTATATGATTTATAGTTAGAACCGCTAAATATTTCCTCATATGGCACAATGTTATTAATAATAGCAATATCTTTTTTTTCATATCCAGTTTCTTCTTCAAACTCTCTAAGGGCACACACAATATCTTTTTCTTGATAATTGCGACGGCCTTTTGGAAAGCCCCATTCGGGCTCAATGTATTTTTTATCACATAAATTCACCAAACTTTCTAAATCATAGCTTTCAAAAATATTTGAATAGCCATTTTTTAAGTTAATAAATTTACTTTTAGATGTTTTTTCCTCATTTTTATAAGAATTATTGGTGTTATAGTTCCATAAATATTGCCATATACTATCAAAATCATTGTTTAATATAAATTGTCGCTCATTTACAGTCATATTATTTAATAAATTTGTAATATAGTTTTTATCTTCTATGGAATATTTTCCACGCATAAAATCTACAAACGATAATGTATCTTTACGTTTTATTATGAAAATCTCAACATCATTTTCTAATGTATTTGTTAGTGGATTTACTTTTTTTGTAATCCTTATTGGAATAATGCCAATACTTGTTATAGGAACTTTGCATTGATGAAATAAATGACCCAGCTTACCGCAATTATTACAAAAAATAAATTTTTTTGTATTCATTTATAAATTTATAGATTTATAGATTGTTAATTATTATGTAATTATGTTTTTATATATTATTTTTTATTTTAGTAACATTTTATTTTAGTAACATTTTATTTTAGTAACATTTGTTAATATAAAATCTATATTAATATAAAAAATATTATGACCAATAGTAGCATATTTAACCCTATTATTTGGGGTCCTCATTATTGGTTTGTATTATATACAATTGCTTTGTCATATCCGTTAAATGTAAATGAGAGCACAAAAAAAAAATATTATGACTTTATAACAAATTTGCCATTATTTATACCTGTCCCCGAAATAGGTAATACCTTTAGTAAATTTTTAGATGCATATCCAGTAACACCTTATTTAGACTCACGAGAATCACTTATAAAATGGACACATTTTATACATAATAAAATAAATAGCTATTTAGGTAAACCCGAAGTATCATATTATGATGCTCTAAACAACTATTATGAAAATTATAAATTAAAAGAACTTAAAAAGAATGATGAAAAGAAAAATAGGCACAAATATATTTTTGGAAGTGTATTGTTGGTTTTATTAATCCTAATAATATATTTATATATTAAATAATACTAATCTAATACTATGAAACTTGAATTGCTTATTTTATTAATAACAGTTTTGGTATTAGTCAATACATATTTTGAAGGTAAGTTACTTAGAAAACTAAAGAAATATGAAAAATATTATAAAATGGTTTTTTTCGCTTTTGTTGGACTATGTATTTATTTATATATAAAAAAAGATCCGAACAATTATAAAGACTTTGTAACAAACTCAAATGGATATATAAAATATTTACCTATTGATAGAAATACTGCAAGTATTATTACTCCAATTATTGATTTTACGTCGAGCTCTATATCAAAAGAATTAAATAATAACATTAACGTATACAATAATCCTAACAATCGCAAATCAGTAACGTTTTCAAATCCCAATCAAAATTACAATCAAAATCCAAATCACAATTTATCAAAACAGCAACAAAAGATTTTATATTCCGGAAATACTTCTACTAAGCGAAGCGTAAGTGAAACAAAAAAGAAATATGTAGCGGCATCTCAAAATTGGCATTGTAAGCAATGTCAAAAACAATTGCCTGCGTGGTTTGAGGTAGACCATGTTATAAAACTTGAATATGGTGGTTCAAATGCTATAGATAATTTGGAAGCATTGTGCAGAGACTGCCATGGTAGAAAAACAGCTTGTGAAAATTTATAACGCTATTTAAATAGTTTTCGAATAATTAGTAGTAATTAGTAGTAATTAGTAGTAATTAGTAGTAATTAGTAGTAATAATATTATATAGTTTTATATTATATTATATTATATTATTATGTCATCTGATACTAATACTAATGTTACAAAATTTAAAGAGCTATTCAATTCTAGTAGTGAAAAAATAGGTGAGTTTTTAAAATTTTTAAGCACTATTTTTATAAGAATAATAGACAAAATAGTTAATGGATTTAAAATAAAAGATAATCCACATAAATATTATACTTATTTTATTAGCATAGTACTTATACTAATATTATGCTTATTTTATTATTTAAATGAGAAGCAAAATCTATTTGCTATTAAAAATAGTAAATATGAGATTTTAGTTACAATAGTGTTACTAGGATTTAGTATATATTGTTTCCTTTTTTTTGTTTATAGAAATCATACACCTTGGGATAAGCCCGGAGAGAGGACTACAGACAACAAACACAATAGTGATACAGCATATATAAATATTTATAATGAAAACTCAAGAAAGATTATTGATATCAAAGACGACAAATCAGCAACTATAAATAAACCAAACTTAAAAGCCACATTAACAAGCCCACTATTTAACATAATGAAATATTTCTTTTACTTATTGTTGCTAATTAGCTTACCATTATTCCTATTAAACTATACTTTCTATTTGCACAAAGTTAATGACAATTTATTAAACATTACAAAAAATATATTACTATTATTAATATTTTTAATAGTATTAGCAATAATAGCTAAGCTTTTTTCTATAAAAACATCATCCAATGGGTCAATCTATTGTGAAATAGAAATAGAAAAAGACAAAAAACCCGCATACACAGATTTAATAAAAAGTTATGCCAAATATTTTTTATGCATATTTAAAAATTTTGTATTTTTTATTCCTTGCTTGATTGTTATTTTAACAGATGAAATAAATAATGATATTAGATTAACACCTTCCTCAGTTTATATATTATTTTTCATATTACTATTATTAGTGTTGTCACTAATTTTTTTACCTATGCTATTTAAATTTATAAGAACATTTAATAAAAGCGATATTTTGCAAGGTAGTGGGCCTTTTTATTTAAACGAAGAGAAAACTTTAGGAAAATATCAAAACTTAAATACACACTTAAGTAAACCTATAACTGTTCCTAACATCACGGTCGAAGAGCATAAAAAACCCAACGAAGAGAGATTAGATAAAATAATGGACGCTTTTAATATGGATAAAGATGCATATAAAAAACAATTAAATTCATTTAACACGTCTATTAGTGCTGGTATTAATAGAGGTAATAGCTCCGACTCTCGCTCTATAAAAGACGCTAGTGCTAATAATTCAAATATTAAAACTCATTCATTTACACTATTTAATGATGTAAATAGTGCCTTTAATATTAAAACAACATACTCTAATTTGATAGTAAGTAAAGAAAAATTTCCATATAATTATACTTATAGCTTAAGTTTCTATATTTATCTTAATCCACAGCCGGAAAATACATCGCTAGCATATACAAAAGATACTGTTTTATTCAATTATGGTTTTAAACCTGTAATATATTATAATGGTAGCTCGCAAAAAATAATTATAAAATCAAGAACAATTAGTAATAGAGGCGACCAATTAGATACAATATATGAGATGATAAATCCTAAGTTCCAAAAATGGCTGTTTTTTGTAATAAATTATGACAATAATATGATAGATGTATTTATAGATGGTAAATTAGTAGGTTCAAAAGAAGACGTGTCACCTTATTTTAAGGGGGATGCTATAACTATTGGCGAACGCGACGGCATTCATGGAAGCATAAAAGAAATTTATTATTATAATAAAGTAAGAACACCATCTACAATCGAATTATTATACAATTTATCAAAAAATAAAACATAATTGAGAGATTTTTAAATAGCACATTTTTCTATTCTTATTTTTATTCTTATTTTTATAAATAAAAATTATTTAATTTAATTTAAGAGATTAAATTAAATATTTTTAAATTAAATATTTTAGTGTTAATAAAAACATTATAATATTTTTTATATATATATTTATAATGGCTATAGTAAATATAATAATAATAATAGTTCTTGTAATAGTTCTTGTATGGGGACTAAATAACTTATTCTTCAAAACAAATATAATATTTGACATTATGTGTGATGCCAGTGAACTAGCTCAGGGAGTGAATAGTGTTAGCGGTTTATTCTCAAGTAACAAAAATGTCGTATTTGCTAAAGATATACCAGAAACAAGCTCCTCTAATTTTATGTTAAGTGTGTGGTTTTATATAGAAAATTGGGGTGATAATATATCTTCTGAAAAGAATATTTTATTTATGTCACATAAAGAATTTGCAATAACTGCTCCAGGATTAGAAAATACAATAACAGGTATTAGTAGTAAACGCACATTAGCAACACCAACAAGCATAACAACCGTTTATAAAAATATAAATATTGCATTAGATAAATATGAAAATAATTTATTTATTGATATTGAAACATATTTAGACAAAGCACAGAGTGTTAGTCAACCCGGTCAAACAAATTATACAAGATATAAAATCCCTAATATTTCTGTTCAAAAATGGAACAATTTAACTCTTAGTGTAGATACTCGCACACTAGATGTATATTTAGACGGTAAATTACGCAATTCATTTATATTACACGGATTATATAAAAACCAGAATGAAGATCAATCTAAAAAAAATATATATATAGGAAATATGAAATTGTCCAGTTCAAGTACCAATACTGGTTTTGAAGGATATATTACACGCATACGCTATGAAGGCCACTCTATTAATCCACAAGAGGCTTATAAAATTTATAAAAAAGGTATTAATTCAAAACTCGCAACATCTATATTTAATAAATATAGATTAAAAATCAGCTTTCTTGAATATAACAAAGAAAAAGGAACAATTACATTGTAATTCTTTATTCTTTATTCTTTTATTATTTTTATTTTCTATAAAATAATAAAATCATTAATATTATTATTTATTATTTATTATTTATTTATTATTTTCTATAAAATAATAATATTATTAATATTAATATTATATAATAGTAATAATATGAATCCACCCGAAGGAGTTTTGGACAATTTAAAAAAAAATATGAGTTCATTAATTCCATATCAAAGCGATAAAAAGAGCGTGCTAAATGATTTCTTAGCATCTAACACGATGATATCAAGATTAACTTTCATATTAGCAATAATCATAATTTTTTCGTCTTTATTTTACATTGGAAGCAAAGTTATATTTATTATGTTATCTCCCTCAAAAACACCATATATTATAAGCGGTATGAAAGACGCCACAGAAGCTTTAACTATTACCCAAGCATTAGGCTCAAAAACATCTATTCCACTTTTAAGAAGTGTCAATCAATATGAAGGTATTGAATTTACTTATTCATTTTGGATTTATGTTACTAATTTAGAATATAAAGACGACTCCGACTATATGCACGTATTTAATAAAGGTTCGCCACCTAATTCAGTAGGTGAAGGTGGGTCTGGATTATTTGGACCAAATAACGCTCCAGGTGTATATTTATATAAAGGAAAACGTAATTATAGCGATGAGTTAATGGATAGCTATCCAGTATTAGGTATGTTAGTAAGAATAAACGTATTTCATAATAATAATAGCATTGGAAAAGCATATTATGATGACATATATGTAGATGCTATACCTATAAAAAAATGGGTTGGTGTTGTTATTAGAGCAACCTCTCAAAATATAGTTGATATATATATAAATGGTAGTTTAACAAAACGGCACAAGTTATCAAATATTGTTAAACAAAATTACGATAATTTATATATTAATTATAACGGGGGATTTGCAGGAAATATATCTGACTTAAAATATTACAACTATTCTATTGGAACCTTTGAAATTAATTCAATTACATCAAAAGGACCTAGTCTTAAAACCAAGAAAAATAGTAATATTAATAAATCTAAGCCTCATTATTTATCATCAGAATGGTATTTCAATGATACAGATGTATTAACATAAATATAAATATAAACATAAACAGCTTATTAATAGATTTTTAACATTTTAAATAGTTTTAATATTAAAAATCTATAGTTACATTATAAGTATGATAAGCATAGATAGTAAAAAAAAAGAATATATTATTTTGTCTAGTTCAAATACAAGACACGGGATAAATATATATATGAAGTCACAAATTCTAACACAATCCTCTAATACTAATGATAGTACTACTTTTTTTGCGCGCGATTATGGTAACACTAATTATAAGGATAGAATAATATTATCTCAGAAATTAAAAAATACTGGTGCTGATAATCGGACAACTATTAATGCAATTATGATTACGCAAAATAATATTAAAAATAATATTAAATTTATTCACTCTTCTAATAATACAAATAGAAAAATATTATTTATTAAAAATCAAAACACTAGCGACAATTCAAAAAATTATTTACTTAATAACATAGTGAAGACCGAATCCACCACTTTTTATCATTTAAATTATTATTTTAATAATTATTTTAACAATATAACAAACTACAAAGATTATTTTAACATAAGTATAAAAGATTTTATTTATAAAGATAACAGTGCAAATAGTGATATATATTTTAATAGTGCACGTTTTATAATTAGTGATTTTTCAAGTATTCCATTATTTTCAAATGCTAGCACTGATATATCACTAATAAATTATGTAGCTTCCGATTTTTCAAGTTTATTTATTAAAACTGATGCAAGTATTAACAGATTAATTTTGGACTCGTCTTATATAATCAATACTAATATATATTCATATAATAAACTTACATTAGATTTTAAGAATGTAAATACTTATAGTTTTGATTTATATACTAGTTCAGGTGTGCCAATTCAATTAAACGCTAATACACTTTACGCTAATTATAATAGATTAAACACTATTACTACATTTATGATAAAGACAAACAATTTTGATATTTTGAATGCTAAAAAATCAAATAGCAAGATTATTTTCGATAAAAACAATATATATTTAAATAATGTAAGAGCATTAGACATATGTTCTAATTTTTACATTGCTAATCATAATCCAGATTATAAGAATACAACACGTTTAATCAATACAATATTTTTGTCATTAGGTAAAAAAATCACAGGTATAACACAATATGACTTATATAATAATATTCATATAGTTTCCAAAAATGCTAGTATTTTCGATATTTCAAAAATTGTTTTTTCAAAAAATATTAATGCTTCATTGTTATCATATACTAATACTAATACTAAATATAATACATTAGTAACGAGTAAAAACAACCTTTATTTATTAGATTTCACTTTTAATTATAAAAACACTAATTATAACAATAATAATATAAACAATGCTATAAATTACAATGCTAGTTTATACAATTACGTTGAATATAAAAACAAAAAACAATTTGATTTTAATCTCTCAAAAATAATAGATTTTTCGTATATTAATATTAATGTTAATAGTTCGACTAATAAGTATTACACAAATAATCCATTTATTAATAATGTGAATAATTTATTAGCAATAAATAATAAAGACCTTAGTGCTATTGTTACTGTTAGTTATGAAATTATGAATAATGCTTTGCGATTTAAGTTTAAGGACTTAAATTATGATAATACTATTTATAACTTAAATAATGCGATTACTATAGAGAGCGATTTATATTCATCTATTGTTAATTATGATGTTCGTTATAATTATGGAAACTATTTTATAACAACAACAAAATTAGATATACTTTTACAGGACAATTCTAATGTATTGAATGTATTGAATTTAAATAAGAATTATCCTTTTAATTATCCTTTAATTAAAAATTATGACAATTCTTATAGTAGAATAAATTTTTATAGCTTGCAAGTTGTAAATTTATTTATTCTTACTATAGGGAGCGATTTCGAAAATGTAAATTGTATTTTTGTCTATCACGACCCTGCAACAGAAACAGATCCTAGCTTTTTATATCCATATAATAATATTGAAATCAAGCGAGATACTGAAATAGATACTTTAGAAAAAGCAATTATCGTCTTACCAGGAGCTAGAACAGCTATAACAAATAGCACATTTATTCCTGCAAAAAATGGTAGCAATTTATCAAGAAAAATGATACAAGGATTAATAGGTATGAATAATGTTCCGAAATTATTATCAATTGTTCCGTATGATAATAATTTTATTAATGGACGTGGTTTTGTTACACAATATCAAATTGGTGACACTTGTAATGATAATGATGCTCTAATTAAAAATAAGATAAATGCGATTAAACATTATTCGGCTAAAGATAACGCTACCACGCCAAATAATACTCTTAAAAATGAAAATTATGCTAATATAGTAAGGAGCAGTGCTCGAAGCAGATTATCGCAAAATTGTATAGAAAATTTGAGAGCAAATTTAGCAGCTGGAACTCAAAACACAACTACAACTACAACTAGAGCTGTCATAACACCTTTTAGATTATTTGGTTAAAATTAGCTGTTATTCTTAATTTCTTAATTTAAAAAATTGAAATTAATTGTATATTTAAAAAATATAGAATTAATTTAATACACATATTAATAAGTAGGCTATGGAAAAGCATAATGTTGCTACAGAAAAGCATAATGTTGCTACAGAAAAGCATAAATCTTTCAGATTATATGATTACAATGCTTACGATGGGCACAATAAATCCGAATTGCAAAATAATAAATTAATGAATGTTCAATTTAATCCTTACAAAGACAGCAAAAAGTTTATTATTCAAGCATTTGGTATTAATGAAGCAGATAAAACTGCATCAATTATTATTGAAAACTTTTATCCATTTTTCTACATTTTGGTAAATGAGCAATGGAATGAACAGCGCAAAAATTCGTTTTTAGCTCATTTAAAAAAAAAGGTTGGAACTTATTACGAAGACAGCATAGTAAGCTTAAAGCTTGTAAAGCGGCAAAAATTATATGGTTTTGATAATAAAAAACTCCATACTTTTATAAAAATCTCCTTTATAAACACAGGTATATATAATAAAGTGAAAAAACTATTTTATACTGATACAACAAGCAAAGACAGTGGATTCGAAAGAACATTAAATGACGAAGGTTTTGTATATAATGACGAACAAGGAACAACAAACTGCTATTTATATGAAGCAGATATTCCTCCATTATTAAAATTCTTCCACAATAAAGAAATTGTTCCAAGCGGATGGATTAAAATGCCATCGCATAAAGTTAAAAAAATAGCAAATAAAACGACGCATTGTGCTTACGAATATTGTATAAACTATGAAGACATTGTTTCATACAAAGAAAAAGAGACCCCGGTAAAGTATGCTATTTGTAGTTTTGATATTGAAGCTAGTAGCAGTCACGGTGATTTTCCTCTTCCAATAAAGAACTATAAAAAATTAGCTACAAACATCCTTGAAAATTATTATTCGTGTGGCGATGAATTTAGATCTAATTATGATATTAGTATGTTAGGACAAGAGGTTTTAAGTGCGTTTGAATTGACCGACCATAAATTGACCGACCATAAATTAAATTATATTGCCAAAGTTTATCCAAAAGAAAAGAATTTGGCTGCGCTAAATTTTGAAAATTTAATTGATAATTTAGCAAACTATATTCCAGCAAACTTTAAGAAGAAGACAGGAAATGACACTATTATAGAACTAAGCGAATCAGAAGAGGAAGACACAGATGCAGAAGACGAAGATGTGGAAGCAGAAGACAATGACAATAGCGACCTTAACAATATTGAGGTCACTAATGCGTTTAAGCGCAAAAAGAGAGTAAAAGCTTACAATAAAAAAAACGCTACTTTAATCGAATTAATTAAAGATAGCTCGTGTGAATATAATACAAAATTATATGAGTTAACGGAAGCATTTAAAAATACTGGGTTTCCGGAGCTTGAAGGTGACATTATTACATTTATTGGAATGAGTTTTATTAACTATACCGAAAAACAGCCATATGAGCGTGTGATTATTGTAAAAGGTGGTTGTAAAATTCCCGAAAAATATGAGTCTTGGGCACAAGAAAATAAGGTTACTGTTTTAGAGCGACAAACTGAGAAGGAAGTATTATTAACATTTACAAAATTAATAATAAAATATAATCCGCATATTATTACGGGTTATAATATTACGGGTTTTGATTTTGAATTTATGTATAAGCGCTCGCTCGAATTAAATTGCGCAAAAGAATTCCTCAAATTATCGCGCAATAAAGACGAAATTTGTATTTCAAAAGATTGGCGCACGGGTTGTGAAGACATAGAAAATAATAAAATCATTTTAGCAAGTGGCGAATATAATCTTAAATTTATTAAAATGGCAGGACGCATTATTATTGATATGTATGTCGTTTTCAGGAAAGAATTTACATTAAGTTCTAATAAATTAGACTTTACATCAAGTTATTTTATTAGTGACAATGTAACAAGTATAGAAGTTAATAACGAAACTAACACTACTAAAATCAATACTAAAAATTTAACAGGTATAGCTGTGGGTAGTTATATTAAGTTCGACGAGCAAGGATTTAGCTCCAATTTATACAAAAAAGGCAAAAAATACGAAATTATTGAACTAAACAAAACAGAGCAATGGTTTGTGATTAACAGTGCAGAAGAATTAGATTTAGCAAATTACAAATATAAATGGGGTTTAGCAAAGGACGACGTAACACCTCACGAAATATTTGCTCTTGCTAATGGTTCTGATTATGATAGATGGACAGTTGGAAAATATTGTTTGGCCGATTGTGACAATGTTATTTGGCTATTATTAAAAGTGGACGTCATTACAGATAAAGTGGAGATGTCTAATTTGTGCAATGTTCCGCTAAGTTTCTTATTATTGCGCGGACAAGGTATTAAATTGCAAAGTTATGTTTCTAAAAAATGCGGAGAAAAGAACACTCTTATGCCTGTAGTTAAAAAGCAGAAAAATGGCGGAGGCTATGAAGGTGCTCACGTTTTCAAACCTAAAACAGGTATTTACTTAGACGAACCGGTTGCGTGTGTTGATTATAGTTCGCTATATCCTTCGTCTATTATTTCCGAAAATTTATCGCACGATAGCAAAGTATGGACAAAAGAATATGATTTAGCGCATAATTTGATAGGTGAGTTAGGTGAAAAAGACGAGCATGGTAATTTTATTTATGACAATTTATATGACTTGGGTTATAAATATGTTGATGTCAAGTATGATACTTACAAATATGTTAGATTGACCCCGAAAGCAGCTGCTAAGAAAATTGTAATTGGTTATAAAATTTGCAGATTTGCGCAATTTAGCGAAGGAAAAGCAATTATGCCATCAATTTTAGAAGACCTACTTTTAGCTAGAAAAACAACGCGAAAGCTTATAACATTAGAAAACGACGAATTTATGAAAAATATTTTGGATAAGCGTCAGTTAAGTATTAAAGTAACTGCTAATTCATTATATGGCCAAATGGGTGCAATAACAAGTGCTTTTTATGAGCCAGATGTTGCAGCCTCTACAACAGCAGTTGGGCGCAAATTACTATTTTACGGTCGTTCAATTATTGAAGAATGTTATGACGACATTAATGTAACGCTTAGCAATGGAACAACTGTAAAAGTGAAAGCGCAATGTGTTTATGGTGACACCGACTCAGTATTCTTCAAATTTAATTTGCGTAATCCTGAGACGCTTGAAAAAATTGTAAATAAAGAAGCGCTAGTTTATACTATTGAGCTAGCAAAACAAGCGGGCGAATTAGCAAGTAAATTTCTAAAAGCGCCTCACGACTTAGAATATGAAAAGACCTTTTATCCGTGGATTTTGTTATCTAAAAAGCGATATGTTGGCATTTTATATGAAGACAATCCAGATAAAGGAAAAATGAAATATATGGGTATTGTATTAAAACGGCGCGATAATGCCCCGCTAGTGAAAGATATATATGGAGGAATTGTTAATATTATTATGAATGAAAAAAGTATTAGTAAGTCTGTTAAATTTTTGAATGAGTGTCTTGGTAAATTAATAGGTTGTGAATATCCTATTGAAAAATTATTAGTGACTAAGTCGTTGCGTGGCTATTACAAAAATCCTAAACAAATTGCTCATAAGGTATTAGCTGAGCGTATTGGTTTGCGCGACAGTGGAAATAAGCCATCTAGCGGAGATAGGATGTATTATGCATATATAGTGAATAGTAATAAAAAGGCTTTGCAAGGCGAAAAAATAGAAACTCCTGATTTTATTAAGCTAAATGGTCTAGTGCTTGACTATAGTCATTATATTAGTAATCAAATAATGAAACCGTTATTGCAGTTATATGCTTTAGACTTGGAAAATATGAGCGAATTTAAAAAGAAGCGAGGAGTAACATTACAGTCGTGGCATAACGAATTAGCAAAATTACGCGAAAAATGGACTGACCCGGAAAAATATGAGAAGAAACTTGAAGAGTTAAAATGTAAAGAAATTAAAAGTTTATTATTTGACAAATATTTAAAAGATTGTAAATAGGGCTTTTGTCTTTATATTGTTTTATTAAATATTTAAAAGAATTGTTTATTTGTTTATTTAATATATTAATATAGCGCTATATTAATATATATATTTTTTATATAGCTATGGTTAATAATATAACACATAAAAATTTATCACATTTTTCGCATAAATTCAATATAAAGAAAACAAATAAGGTATTAAAAAATGTAAATACAAAGTCTGATTTTAAGAAATTAATATTGAAAAGCGATTATATACAAAATAAAAAGCAAGTATTTAACAAGGTTATTGACGTAGATGCAAATATCACAAATCAAGAAAACAGTGGTAGATGTTGGCTGTTTGCGTTTTTAAATATTATTCGCTATAAAATGATTAAAAAATACAAGTTAGAGCCTAGCTTTGAGCTTTCGCAAAATTTCTTATTTTTTTATGATAAATTAGAAAAGGCAAATTATTATTTAAATTATATTTTGGAAAGTTATGCTACTAATTTAGAAACATTAAAATCTGAAACGGAATTAGTAAAATTAATAAGTTTATTAGATAAAGTAACAGATGATGGGGGTCAGTGGAATATGTTTGTAAATTTAATAGAAAAATATGGAATAGTGCCAAAATCAAATATGAACGACCACTTTCACAGCGCCAATTCTAAAGAATTAGAGCAATTTTATGACGACTTTTTGCGAAAATGCGCGCATAGAATTAGAACTATGTCAAAAGGCGACTTATTGAAAAACAAGACACAATTATTAGAAAGTATGTTGTTTGATTGTTATAAAATTTTGGTCTTATTTTTGGGAGAACCGCCCAGTAAAATAACTTGGGAATATTATGAAACAAGTGATAAAAACAAATCCTTAAAAGCTAATAAAATAGCCGAAATAACTCCTCTCAACTTTTACAAGAAATATGTTCCATATAAAGCACAAGACAAAATTTGTTTAATAAACTATCCGTGCAAGCAAGCTCCGTTTTATAAATTATATAATGTTGAAATGACATTTAATATATTAGGAGCAAGCGAGCAAAATTTCATTAATGTTCCTAGCAATATAATGATGGATGCTGTTAAAAAATCTATTAATAGTGAAGAAGCTGTATGGGTGGGGGTTGATTTTAATAAATATATTTCAGACGATCACGGATTTTTAGATAACGAAGGGTTTGACTATGAAGACGTTTTTGGGTTTGACACTTATATGAAAAAATGTGATGCGCTAGATTATAGGCAATCTGGGCCAAATCATGCTGTTGTTATAAAAGGCTATAATTTCGACAATTCAAAAACAGACGGCTTTTTAGTGGAAAATTCTTGGGGAGACAAAAAAGGTTTTAAAGGAAATTATTATATGTCAAAGACTTGGTTTGACGACTATACATATCAAGTTGTTGTAGATAAAAAATGCGTTCCGCAAAATATATTAAATGTATTAAAGCAACAACCCACGCTATTGCCTTATTGGAGCCCGTTTGGTGCTTTATTAAAAGGTGGTTACTAAGGCTGTAGTTAAAAAAAATTGATTTGCAACTTTAAGAAATAAATGTATAATTATCCAAAACTACTAATCTAATGTCTTCAATTGAACGTAATCACATCGGACGTAAGATTGAGTATCTGGTTTCTCGTTATGCTAATGATAAAATTAAAATCCCCGAACACCAACGCAATGCAAATGTTTGGACTGAACAAAAGCGCAAGTTATTTATTGATTCATGCAAAAGAAATATGCCATCTCCTTCTATTTTGATTTATACTGATGAGAACGATGAACAATGGTTTGAAGATGGTCTTCAGCGTGTAACAACATTGAAAGACTTTATTCAAGACGAATTTTCGGATTCATCTAATAGAAAGTATTCGGAATGGTCCGAAATTGAAAAATTTCGTTTTGGAAACTATGAGATTATTGTTGTTGAATATAGCGGAGCAACACCGGAGGAGCGTGTTATGATTTTTGACAGATTTCAAAACGGCTCGCCATTGAAAACAGGCGAGCGTCTTCATGCATTGAGCTATACTCCGTTGGTAAAGTTTACAAAGGAGATGCTTATGAAGTATACAAATAGTGACGGACAGGAAATGAGAGGAAAGTATCTTGACCGCGCGCAAGTTGTGTGGGGTGCAATTAAGTGTGACAACACCGACAAGCGTTATGATGAACTTCACAAGCTAGTTGCGTTGATAAATGGAATTGTGCATGGTTGGAAGTCTTGCAACGGTATTACAAAGTCATATGAGGAGCTACGTGAAACTCTAATGACGCCTATTAGTAATGAAATGAGGGACAATGCAGAGCGAGTTATTGATGAATTGCTCATTATTTATGAGGAAGCAGATGTAAAGTATCCGCTACAAGGCAAGAAACATCTTAATGTTCAGAAAACTATTGGAAACTTTACAGGTGCGATTGTTTATTCATTGAAAATGTTTCCAAATGACTGGGAACGTATCCATAATGGATGGCTAGACTTTCTTGTTAGTTATCGCAAGGATAACACTTTACTTGAAACCAAAATCAAGAAAAATGTGGCAGACTGCCGTAATTGGACCGAAGGACGCTGGCAAACAACATACAAGCATGTATTCAATATTGCAGGACAAAGTGAACATATCAAAAGCCCTCCATCTGAAGACAGCGACGAAGATGAGTAATCACTAATGCTAGGAAAAAGAAAATTTATTTTTTTATAATTTTTTTCATAATATTATTTATAATTTATTTATAATATTATTAATAAATTATATAAAACTTATTTGATTAATAAGCTAATAACATTGTGAAGCCTAAAATGGAGTCTTTAACAAATGCCATTAATATTCTTAATATTAGTGTAAATGCAAATGAAGAGTGTATGATATGTAAAGATGAATTGCAATGTGGACAATGTTATACATTACCTGAATGTAATCATAGTTATCATACACATTGTTTAATTAGTTGGTTTAGAAATGGTGACTCGCGTTGTCCGTATTGTGGAAATAAAGGTGTTAATAATAAAAACAATGACACTTTGCGTAATGTAAGAGGCAAATATTTTACTACAGTATATGAAGCACAAATGTCAGCAGATATAAAAAAATATGTTTATTTGAAAAAAAACGATACTAATAAAAAATGTCTTGAAACACGCAAGCAATTCGAAAAAATTAAAGTATTAGAAGAAAATTATAAGATTGAAGCACAGAAGTTGAGAGACTTACAACAATCTCTCAAAGAAACACCCGCAATATATAGTGAAGCTAAAAAAAATATTATGTGTTACAGAAGTAAAAAATGGAAAATAACTAGACAAATTAGATTAGAACAAATGAAAATAGTAAATACTAGTTATATTATTCCTTTAATTATTCCGTTGTCTGTTACAATATAATTTGAAGTTCGTGTTCATTGTTTGTTAGGCCATTGCTTAATAATCTTTCAATATGTAAAGCTAAATAAAATTTGAATTCATTGGTATATAAAAAAACAGTTTTATTATTATTATCAGGGTCTGAATAGCTAATAATATTAGAATTAATTAGTATATTATGTCTGCAATTTGGGCACGTTTGATGTTGTATTAGCCATTGTTTTATAGCACCACTATTAAATATATGTCCGCATTCTTTAATCATTGTTACATCGTCGCAATTTGAGAATTTTTCGTGTGTTATAGCGCAACTATCATTTGTGGGATTTTCTATATTTCCATAATACAAGTCAATAGTGTTTGACTTAATTAGTGCATATATATTAGTATTCGATAGTTTTACAAAATCATCAAAATCATAATTAAATAAATGGGCATTATTTTCATTGGTGCTAGCAACATTGCTAGTGACATTGGTATTGCTAGTAACATTAACATTCGCATTTGTATGATTGTAATTATAATAATTATTCATATACATAACATTATTCAAATAAGTTATGCTATTGTTTAAATAATTAACGCTATTATTTAAATAATGTATATAATTATTTGAAAATGTTAGTAAATTATTCATAGTCGCAGTATTAGGATTTATAGGATTTATAGGATTTATAGCATTTATAGAGTGATTAGCATTTATAGCATCATTAGCATTTAATGCATTCATATAATAAATGTATAATATAAATTATATAAATAATATATATTTAAATATATATAATTAAATATATTGTTATAAAACTATTAAGCATATGAATAGTCAAATAGATTATAAATATTTAGTAGCTAACGATTTAATAGATAAATATAATAATAAGGGATTAAGTGGATTATGTAATTTAGGAAATACGTGTTATATAAACTCGTGTATGCAAATATTATCACAATGTTATGAATTAAATGAGTTGATTACTGGTGTTGGAGAACATATATCTAGTGAAAATGGACAAGTTTTGAAAGAATGGAAAGATTTGAGAGATTTGTTATGGAGTAAAAATTGCATAATTAGTCCAAATAGGTTTATAAACGCAATCCAAAGAGTTGCAGCATTAAAAAAATGTGATTTATTTACAGGTTATGCACAAAATGATTTGCCAGAGTTTTTAATATTTATTTTTGATTGTTTTCACGAAGCATTGCAACGAAAGGTGCATATAAGCGTTGATGGAAAAACAGAAAACGACCTTGATGAATTAGCGAAGACTTGTTATGAAATGATAAGAGCTACTTATAGTTCTAGTTATTCTGAAATTATTGATTTATTTTTTGGAATACACGTTTCGCTGATTATAACAAATGACAATTCAAATAAGATTTTGAGTATTAAACCTGAGCCATTTAGTACAATTAATTTACCATTACCAGCAGAACATAAAAAATGTTCTATATATGATTGCTTTGATTTATATACTAATTATGAGTTTTTAGAAGGTTCAAATGCGTGGTTTAACGAAAAGACAAATAAAAAGGAAGATGTTGTAAAAACCATTAAATTTTGGAGCTTACCAAATATATTAATTGTAGATTTTAAGAGATTTACTAATTCAAATCAAAAATTAAATCATATAATTCACACTCCTTTATTGGGGTTAGACCTGAGTAAATATGTTATAGGTTATAACAGAGAGCAATATGTTTATGAGTTGTTTGGAATTTGTAATCATTATGGAGAAAGTCACGGCGGACATTATACTGCATATATTAAAAATTCTAATCAAAAATGGTATCATTTTAATGACACAAATGTGACTGAAATTAGTGAATCGCAGTTAATCACGGCAAAAGGATATTGTTATTTTTATAGAAAATTACTATAGATTATAGAATTATAGATTATAGAATTATAGAAAATTAGATTATTATTATTTTATTAATATATTAATATAATAATAATATAATATGGCATTAGTTAATAATATAACGCAAGATTTTTACAATAATTTAAATAATTTAGGCACTAATCCTTTTGTATTAGTGGTGCTTATTGTTATTATTATGGTTTATTACATAATATTTTCATTTTTAGGCACTTCATACGACTATGGAAATATACCTTCTAATCGAAGCGGAGGACATTACATTATTGAGGCCTTACTATGGGGAATATTTATTCTTTTAATTTTTGTTAATGGACTGGCGTATTTTTTCAATATTAATATTGTAACTGAATTTAAACATTTATTTTCTAAAAACCCAGAAATAACTATAACATCAGTAGTAGACCAACCCGATATATCTATGAATGCTAGTGCTAATGAAGTTTATCACGTTCCTGGTAATAGATTTACATATCACGATGCTAAAGCTGTGTGCAAAGCGTTTGATGGAGAATTAGCTAATTACAATCAATTAAGTGAGGCCCATAAAACCGGAGCAAGTTGGTGTAGTTATGGATGGACAAAAGACCAGTTAGGGCTTTATCCAACAAGTCAAAATGATTGGACAAAGTTACAGGATAAAGAGGGTCATAAATATGACTGCGGACTGCCCGGTATAAATGGTGGCTATGTTCCCAATCCTCATACTAAATTAGGTTCGAATTGTTATGGTGTAAAACCTAAACAAAGCGAACTCGAAAAAGCATATGTAAATAAAGATTTATATCCTAAAACAACAAAAGAATTATTATTTGAGCAACGCGTGCAATTTTGGAAAGACAGAATAAGTAATGTATTAATAAGTCCATTTAATAATTCTAACTGGTTCAAAGTCTCTTAATACTTATTTTTTTCGTGTTGATTTTTTTTGTGTTTTTTTCCGTGATTTTTTGCTAAGTTGCTTCTTTGTTGAATCAATTAAACCATATAATTTGAAGAATATTTGCTCATTTATAGTAGCCTTATCTGATGTAATTGAATTTTTATAACCGGCTTCGTTGCTGTAAGTAAGCGGTTCTTTCAAATTCGATAACTGGCTTTCTAATATATTAAAACCAGGAAGCATAGCTAATTTATTCAAACTTGGTTTTGTTTTATCTAGATTGTCAAGGTATTTGAACATATATTAATGTATATTTATATATATTTATATATATAAATATAAATATAAATATATTAATACAAATTAACTTATTTTGTTATTATGTTTTGTAAGTTCGTTTAATTAAATTGTTTGTTTTAAATGTTCTTTTTGATTTTATAAACTCAATGAGTTCATTTTCAATAGACTTACTATTTTCATAATCTGTAAAAAACTCTTTAAAACAATCCTCTAAAAATTTAAAGCTTAGCATATTATATTGCTTCATTTGCGTTAAACTTAATTTGCCATCGCTTATATTTATTAGTGGATAATTTGCATTTTTAGAATCGTAATAATTAAAAATTTGTTCTTCAATATTATTTTTTTCTTCTCGTAATAGAGAGATTTGAGCATATAATTTTTTATATTGATTGTCTAACGCAACCCAGTTTTTTATACTATTTTGAATAGTTCCATCATAACTCTTAGCTTGCTCATTCATAATAATATTATTATTAATATTATGAATTAAAATATTAGTAAAATTTGTTGTTTTAGTTTTAAATTAAAATCTCTCAATATTTGTTTTTTAATACTTATTTTTATTTTTATTTTTATTTTTTATTTTATATTTTTTACCTTCTTCTTCTTCTTTGTGATGACCTGTTGCGTCTTCTTGAGCCTCTTCTCTTGGTTCTTCTGTATGAAGACGGGCCCTTCATATATTGTGTAGCCGCTAATAGCGCCGCTGGAACAGTTATTTCGGCTAAAAACGAACCGCCTTTTCTTCCTCTGCCGGTTTTTCTTCCTCTGCCTTTGCCTCTTCTTGAACCGTGTCTTCTACCTCCGGTTATTCCTGGTATATCAAAGCCTCCACTCATCGGTTGTTCTCCAATGTCCAACATTTTATATATATTATAAAAATATAATAATTTATTATAAAATATAATAAAATATAATAAAATAATAATTTATTAATTTATTATAAAATATTATAAATAAATTATATAAAAACTAGTTAATTAACTATAATTACTATAATTGTAATTTATTCAATTTATTATATAACTTTTTAAATCTTATATTATATTTTAATAATAGAAATAATACTCCTAAATGTAAAACAAAACTAATAAATATAAAAAATAGGAAAAAATATAAATATACGTGTATTTGCTTTAAGAAATAATCCATAATAGGATTGATTATAGAGCTCATTTCTTTTTTAATTTCTTCCGATTTTAAAAAATTAATACAATGATATGCAATACTTGATTCTGTCATAGCAGTCGTAGTCTCTTCTTCTTCTTCTTTACTAATCTCACGTTTACATTTTTTCAATCTAATATTTTTAAAAACCATTATTTCAATTTATAATAATAATAAGTATATTATTTATTACATTTATGCGTGAAAATATAAATTCATTTTTCTAAAGTTTTATATAATCAATAAATGAATAATCATATTTACGAAATATGCGAAAATTTTGATTTTGGTAGTTTAAAGTTAGAAAATCCTACACTTCTAAATGCTAACATATATTTCAGTAAATTAAATACTAATCCTAATAAAAATTTTTACATTCAACTTCCTAAATGTAAAACCAAACAAGGTATTATTCAAGCAAACACTAAATGTTTTTGCGATTTAGAATTTAATAGCAGTGACAAGCTAATTGTAGAATTTTTTGAAAATCTTGAAAATTATTTTATAAAAGAAATCTGCAATAATAAATCATTATGGTTTTATGATTCTGCTAATATATCTAATGATGACATTAATGATTTTATTACTCCTGTTATGAGGTCATATAAAGGCGGAAAGAAATTTTTAATTAAAGCAAATATAAAGCAAGAAAAAATAAACCTTTATGATGAAAACGAAAAGAAGCTTACTTTAGCAGACTATGATAGTAATAATGAAATAATCCCACTATTAAATATAAATGGAATACGATTTTCTAAATCTTCATTCATCATTGATATTATATTAGTGCAATTTATGGTATTATATCCATCTGATACTTTAGAAAATCAATTATTGATAAAAATTAATAAAAAAAAGGAACTTACTTTAGAGAGTTCTAATAAGGAAAAGGTCGATGACGAAAATAGTAAAATAAATATGAACTTTCAACCCGTTAAGTTAGTAGAAGACGAAGCAGACGAAGCAGAAACTGTAACAAAAGAACTTAAAGACAAAGCAGAAGCTGTAACAAAAGAACTTAAAGACCAAGCAGAAGCTGTAACAAAAGAACTTAAAGAAGAAGCTGAAGCAAAAGAACTTAAAGACCAAGCTGTAACAAAAGAACTTAAAGAAACCAGCTCTTTCAAATATTTGATGGATAATTTAGAATCAAATGAAACATTAGAAGACGATTATGCGTTAGAAATAACAGATTTGGATGTTATTACTGAAAATAGTGAGCCACTAGAATTGAAGTCACACGAAAGTATATATTTAGAAATATATAAGAAGGCTAAGCAAAAAGCAAAAGAAATAAGAAGAAATGCAGTAGAAGCATTTTTAGAAGCAAAAAATATAAAACTTAAATATAATTTAACAAACATTGTTAATGATAGTTCAAGCGATGAAGATAATTAACTAGTAATCCATTATTTAATAATTAAACTCTTTAATTAATTATTAAACGTTTATTTAATAATCATTATTTAAATATTATTAAAAATTTTTTATTATTTATTTTATATAAAATGGCTGTTACAAAAAAGATTTTCAAAGGGCGCTTTTTAAAAGGAATTAAAACTGATCATATTTTAGGAATATTAGCATTAATTTTTGTTGCTGTACTTTTATTAAATTATTCAAAAGGTAAAAATTTATTGAGTTTACCAATGACAAATAGGCTTAACTATTCTGAATTAAATGGACCATCCAATGAAGTAAATAACCAACCCTTGACAGCAACATATGCTCCATATAACGGTGTATCAAATTCATCTGTAGCAACATCAGCTGATAGTCCGACCGCTATTAACCAAGTTGCATCCAATAAAGCAATACCAAATCCATCTGACCTTTTACCATTAGGTAATAATAATATGTGGTCAAATTCTATGCCCCAAGCTGATGCCGATTTAAAAAATATTAATCTATTAAATCCTGCACAGTTAGTCGGAATTAACACACAAGGTTCAAGTTTAAGAAATTCTAACTTACAATTAAGATCTGAACCAGCAAACCCCAGATCAAATACAAATTGCCCATGGAACATTTCAACAATTGAAACCGACCAATTTAGAAAACCTTTAGAAATAGGCGCTTAAAAACTTGTGTAATTAACTTGTGTAATTAACTTGTGTATAATATAATATAATGACTAGTAAAATTATATTATATTATTACATATAAATATATAAATATATATAAATGAAAACAACAACATTAGTAAGTAATCATTTGTTTAATGTTATTTTAATAATATTTATTATTATTATTGCTTTAAGGTTATATTTAAATAGTGATTCTTTTAATTTAAGATGTATTATTTCCAATGTTAATGGTAATACATATTGCGTGAGAGATAGAAATAAACTAAACTTGGCAGCGGACAGATTAGCACACGTTAATAATAACTTAAATAAACTAGTAAATCATTTATCAAAAAAATACCCAGAACAAGAAAATGTGCAACGTCTTATAAATGGTTATAACCC